GGGACCTCCGAATGACCCACGATTCAGCGGGGGTCAGGCAGTAATCTTCGACTTCCCGGAAGGCGAACTGAGACTCCACGATAACATCGCCAGAAGCCCTGGAGTACTGGACCCGAAGTACTTCGTCGGGGCAGTACCGGGACCCAAGCCCCAGCCTAAGAACCCGATGACGGCTGCCCCGAACTGGAAAGATCAGGTTGCGGACTTGGAGTCGCGGAAGGACGACCTCCTATACTCAGCGGGGGCTTACGAAGAGAACATGGGTGCTGGGGTACTCTTCGACGAGATATCTATTGCGAGGGGGGAGGGTCTCACAGATGGCACTATGGCATCACTTGACAGAGCAGGGTACCGAGCTGAGTACGACGACCTATCACGTCAGGTAGAGTCACTACGTGCAGAGAACCCGATGAAGCGTCTCGGGTACACACCGGGCGGCGAAGACCCGATGTTCCCCGGCAAGGAGACTATGCACCACGGCGGGCACGACATGTCAGCCTCCGCCACAGAGCAGCACCCGTACGGCATATTCGACCTCGGTAGACTCAAGACCGGGGAGGGAGCGAACATCTTTAGTCCCGGGGCGTACAAGGCAGACGTGGAGGCAACTTCCGCCAGGTATCAAGAAATAGTACAGGACAAGCTGGACGAGGAGTTCTACCGAGGTGAATCCGCTTTGGCCAAGTACTTTGAACCCGGGAAGACTTTACTTCAGGGGTATATGGGGGAACGGGTTGATCGTGTTCTAGAGTTCAAACCCGGAGGTAACGGGGAGCAGTGGGCTGTAAAAGTACAAGGCATGGCGGAGGACAGTCAAGGAGTGTACCGGCCCTCAGGACAGCCGAGATGGCACTCGACGGTGCCCGATAGACCTGAGATGTATAAACTCCTCGGAAAGAACCCCAACCGGGCGAGGCTCTACAAGTACGACACCCCGTTGGGGACCAAGGATAGCTTCATGAAGTGGGAGGGTGGGATACATGATCAACCGCCTGCCGCCCAGGAGTTCATAAATTCAAACCCAACGGTACAGAAGTTTGACCAGTACGCCAGCCTGCAAGAGAACACCGATGCTGCACGGCGTGAGATTGCCACGTTAAAGAAGCAGTACGGGATAGACCCGCTCACCCCGGTGAAGGACGGGGACCCTACGCCACTTCTTGAGGCAAGACGACGGCTACAGGAATCGATACAGGGGGAACTCGCCTTTAAAGCCGAGATGACGGGGACCGGGGGAATCCATCCGTACTACTTTGATCAGATGGCGGATAAGCTGTGGACCGGTGAGGACTTGGCCCAAGTGCTAATGGGTAACCGTCCAGCCGACGCAACACTCGCTGATACAGCGGGCTTGAAGGCGGCAGGTGTACCGGGAATGAAGAACCTCGCCGGGTCCACGAGGGGCCAGACGTACAACTATGCAATCTGGGATCAAGACCTCCTCAACCAGATGCGAGTCCGAGAGATCGACGGGCAGCGGATGCCGATCAACCCAACCACGATGGTGGAGCAGCAGGCCGTACCAGCTCGCCGAGGTATCGCTGAGGACGACCTGCTGGATATGACAAACCCGATGCGAGAGAAGATGGAAGTGCCGAACGCGATGAAACCAATCGTGGCGGGGGCGGTGTTCCACCTGTTGGCACGGCAGAACAATTATGGGGGTGCGTTTTGAGCGATGATATCAAAGACAAGATCCGTCAGGCACTGAGGGATAGACAAGACACGCAGATCGGTCTGGCCGCCGCGGCCAAGCTGGCAAAGGCCAAGGTCGATGCACTGGAGATCTTCAGACCTACAGAGTACCAGGAGGCGGTAGTCACCTGCGACACGTCCGAGACTCTGGTTCAAGGGGGTACACGATCAGGTAAGTCCACCATCGTGGCCGCCATGATTGCCTCGTACCTCCGCAACAAACCTATCACGTTCGCAGACGGATCGAAGCACGAGTGTCGTGAGCCCGGATGGAAGGAACGCCCTGTCAACGTCTGGCTTGTCGGTCTGCAGCTCAACCACATCGGGCAGACCATCTATCGACTGCTTTGCAAGCCTGGTGCGTTCGACATGGTTCGAGACGGTAAGACCGGACTGTGGAGAGCCTGGCAGCCCGGCCGTATCCCCGGCGATGATCAGATCCCGGTACAGGATCGTAAGCCGGCGCCACCCCTGATCCCACCATCGGAGATCGAGAAGGAGTCATGGTCAAACAAGGCAGCCTTCCAGTTCGATTCATTGATCATGAAAGACGGGTCGACGGTCTACGCGTTCGCTTCATCAGGTGCGGTGAAACGAGGGGACCCTGTCAACATCATCTGGATTGACGAAGAGATTGAGAACAGCGAGCACTACCCAGAATGGCAGTCTCGACTGTCGGACAGGAAAGGTCGGATCTTCTGGACGTCGTGGCCGAACGCCTCGACACCAGCTCTGCTGAATCTGTACCGGAGGTGTGAAGCCCAGCGTGAAGAAGTCCAGCTCGGCACCCGCAAGAAAGCCGACGTCACGAACTTCATCTTCATGGGTTCGAAGTCCCCCTTCGTGGATGACGACGAGAAGCGGAAGCGAGCCGAGGGCTGGACCGAAGAACAACTCCGTGCCCGCGATTACGGTCAGTTCGTGGTCGACAACATCCTTGCCTACCCCGAATTCGATCGGCGGATTCACTGTGTTGACTACGGCGACGGTAGCCCGCTCAACGACAAGGTCACGGACGCGATGCGTCGGTTGAACTGGAACGTACCTCCGGATTGGTGCGTCGACCTGATCCTCGACCCAGGTACCGCCCGGCCGGCCCTGCTCTGGGTGGCCATACCGCCCGAGTCTTTCTGGCATGACGAAGAACCCTACCACATCGTGTTCCGCGAGATGGCGGTGCCCCGTATCCACGCGGGAGAGATGGCCCGCCGGGCTAAGGCAGTCGACCCTTTTCGATACTATTCCCGGTTTATCGGGGACGCCAAGGCTGGTGACCAGACCCCGATGGGGCACGCACACACGGTTTTTCAGAACTACGAAATGGAGTTCAAGAAGGCGGGCTTGCAATGTCAACTCACAGGCGGTATGTTTCTCAGGGGTGAGACTGTCTGGATTAACAGGTCGCTGAAACTCCGGACGCTTATGCAGGTCAGACACGGCTGCGGCAAGCCTCGGCTCCGCATCGTGGCTCATGCTTGTCCGACATTGATTCGTCAGCTTGAGACACTGGTCAAGGCTGTCACCAAGGAGGATGTGCAGGACAAACTTGCGTCTGGTCAAACCCATGACCAAGTCGACACTTTGGAGTACTACGCTGGGTTCAACCCGAAATTTCTCGGTCCACCTCCCGGCTACGTTCCTAAAGACCCAGGTCTCCTGATGTGGGAGGCTGACCAGAAGTTCCTGACAGAACGTTTCACCCAGAAGAAATCTGCCAGCAGTGGTCAGATAGTTCTTGGAATTCCATAACCCCCGGACGTGCTATGAAAACGAGAGACATTGTTCGACAGGTAGTCATCGACCAGAACCCTCACACAGTCTGGATCGGTGACACGGTGTGGTGGTGTGCTCAGGGTCAGACAGACAACGTTCCGGCGGTGGCCACGGTCACAGACTTCTGCGGGGACAACATGGTCGACCTGACATACAATACGCCACACAGCACTGGCAAGCTGCAGGTCCTGAAGGGCGTATGCCTTCTCGGCGATGAGCGGTTGAAGAATCAGAACTACCGATCCAAGGGAGCTTGGCTCCCACGTACGGCCTTTGCGATGCTGCAGATCAAGGATTGACGGTAAATGCAACCTCTCGACATGGAACAACTGCAGCGATACGTTCTCGGCCCATTGGTTAACCAGTGGTTCGCCCGGTTCGGTGCTGCAGAGAAGTCGAAAGAGCGTTTCAACGTCATGGCAAAGCTGTGCCGGCAATTCCTTGGCAGCTCAGCCAAGACGATGTGGGAGGACTCATTCCGTAAAGAGTTCTACCCATCGGTCAGCCAGCCTCAGTTCATGGTCAGCCTGAACAAGGCGTTCGAGCTGGTCGCCATCATCGGCCCCAGCTTGTACTGGCAGAACCCCACCCGAGAAGTCAAGACGGCAGACACTCCGGACCAAGTACAGATCGCACAGATCCTTGGCCAGAATGACCCGGCCCTGTTGGAGCAGATCCAGCAGGAGCAGCAGATGACCGAGGCTCAACGCACGATGCGTAACAGTCTCGCCACTGTCGTCATGGAGTACATCGGTCGACAGCATCCCGGGTCCGTCAAGTCCACGTACGAGATGATCGTTAAGGACGCTCTCGTTACTGGACGTGGCTGCGGTTGGACAGAGACGTACCCAGACAGGGCCACGGGGGCCGCCTGCGTGGGAACATTCTACGCCCCAGTCGACGACCTGCTGATTGACCCGGATGCAACAGACCCACTATGGGGGGACGTCAACTGGATCTCCCGACGACACGTCGAAGAAGCATGGATCGTTGAACGACGGTTCGGCTACCCGCCCGGGTACCTGCACAATCGGGGCACGCATACATCGCAGGAGTTCGGTGCGACACAGAACCGCAACGAAGAACTCTACAAGAACCGCGTTGAGTGGTATGAGGTCTGGTCAACGGGCGGTATCGGTTCACGAATCACAGGTATTCAGGGGGAGATGGGTCAGGCGATTGACCAGCTTGCAGGCGACAATTGTTACCTATGCCTCTGCCGAACAGTTCCACACCCACTGAACCTTCCCCCATCGCTGGTCAACAACGGCACGCCAGAACAGATCGTGGAGATGCTGCGATGGCGTACGTCCCGGTTCGGCTCGATCTTCGAGGTTCATAAGGACCGTAAGTGGCCAGTCGAGGTTATGGACTTTTACCCGATCAACAATACACCGTGGCCGATGGCAGTCCTTGGCCCCGGCATCGGCTCACTGCTGGCGATGAACGTACTGCTGGTCACTCACCTTGAGATGAGTTGGGACCGTCGACGGGATATCATCGCCATCTACAACGGGTACGAGCAAGAGGTTGAGTCCGCAATCAAGAGCGAGGCCAACCCGGCGATTATCAAGATCAACCCGGTCAGCAATGTGCGAGTCCAGGATGTCGTGTCGTTCCTGACACGACCAGAGGTGCAGGGCAATCTGCTGGAGTGGATGCAGTACCTCGACAACCAATTCCAGATGGCGACAGGACTCGACGATATCCACTACGGTGTCAGTCAGAAGCAGGCACGCGTGCAGGCCGACGTACAGGCCAAACAGTCGGCCTCCAACGTCCGTCCTGAGAAGATGGGCACCGACGTTCATAAGTTCGTGGTCAACGTCTCCACGAAGGAGCTGTGGCTTTCAGCGATGTACATGAAAGGCCAACAGCTTCAGGGACTACTCGGCCCGTGGGGTGCGATGGCGTGGGATACCCTACTCGGGTCATTACCATTCGAGGAGCTTTGCCGCGAGGTAGAGATCTGGGTCGAAGCCACGGATCTGAAGCGGCCAAACCGCGACAAGGATATGTCCGACCTGGAGATGATCGCACCGTTCATGATCCCGGCAGCACAGAAGTACGCCGAGCTGACAGGTGACGAGAAAGTTCTCAATGCCTTCCTCGCCCGGTTCGGAGAAGCCGCTCAGATCAAGGACGTAGAGGACTTCTTCTTTGGTCCTTGGCGGCCGGCACCAGACGAGGCCACGATGCAAGCTCAGCAGCAGATGGCGATGCTGCAGTCTCAGAAACTTGAGGCCGACACTGAAGAGACCAAGGCAAAGACTGTTGCCAGATTGGTTGACGCCCAGTATAAACAGCAAGGAGCCACGGCACCTTCCTCACAGAAGATGCAGTGGAACGAGATGTTTAATCAGCAGAAGGTTCGTATGCAGGAGGAGGCTCACCTGCAGAAACTGGTTCACCTGCAGGAGCAGCAGGACATTCAGGCCGAGGCGGCCCGTAACAAACCCAAACCCGGAGGTAAGTAATGCTATCAGCGATTGAGAAGTCCGCCCTTGAGCTGATGCTGAGAGAAAAACTCGGCAGTGGCGTCGGTACGTCGGCTCTGCTGAAGGTCTTGATGTCTGTGGTCGACTCCTACGTCCCGCCATACGAGTCGATACCGGTTGCGGACCTTGAACCTGTGCTGGAGGTTGATGAACTCCACCCGGTGTTCGAGCGACCCGAAGTCGTTGTTACGGAATCCTCACCATGAGTGAAGAACGCTTCCCCACCAGACGAGAAAACATGGAGTGGATGGCTGTGCAGGACGCAGGCCCCTACGCCATCGAAGCCTTCGAACGGATGCTCGACAACGGTGAGTCCGTCTCTATGGCGGCTCAGCTTGCAACACGATCTCCACCAAAGACCGGCGTTGACGACCGGATGCTCAGTAAGAACACCAAGTCTGTCACTGAGCAGTTCAAAGGTTGTGAGCCGATGCTGGCTCTCTACCGGAACATGTATCAGCAGAAGACTGGTGAGAGACTTCCAGAGGATGCTGTCGTCTACCGCGGGTTGGCCAAGTACCCAGGAGACCCGGACTGCATCGTTACCCACAAGCATTCGCTGTCGGACGTGAAACGCAAGATGCGTGACCGTAACGAACACATCGAAGGTGACTGGGAGAACCACCCGGTTCAGCAATGTCCAAAGGGGCAAGAGGTCGCCATGTCTGACATGGTGATGAACCGGTACAAGTCTGAGTACCGAGCACTGCCTGACTTCGAGGATGTGGCTGAGAAAGATCTCGAAGCAGAGATCCTTCACAACCACTCCCGCCCGATGAGCGGTGAAGACCTGATGAGTGTGGCGACCGACCTCGACACTGTTGTAAAGAAGAACTTCGGATGATCACTGTCGACGATATGATGTCTCACATGTCTATCCAAATCAACCAGCCGCTCAGCGGCTGGCTTGAGGGGAAAGTACGGAACGCAGTGCTTGCTGCCTGGGCGCGTCTGATGTCCCTTCATGAGTGGGCTTACTTCCACCGGATGGGATCTATCATCACGTACGCGGGTCAGACCACAGGCACCGTGGACTTCGTATTGTCGACACGGCAGGTAACCCTGACGGACGCGACGTGGCCGACAAACGCTACGTCTCGTCACATCCGGATTGACCACAACTGGTACCCGATCTATCGACGTATCAGCAGCACCGTTATCGAACTGTTCGAGGGTAAACACCCGGCAGCAGATATGACGGACGAATCGTACGTCATACAGCAGGTCGTGTATCCGCTGCCGCAAGACGTCGGTGATATCCTGCAGGTAATTGAGAGCCGGCAGAACACACAGCTCGTTAGGCTCGACATCATTGAAGCCTTCGAACTGCAGGAGGGGTTTGCCTGGTCACCGATCCTACCGACCAGGTACGCCCTCATCGGCGATTCAAATAATCCTCAGCGGTGGAACCTGTGGATTCCAACCCAGCAAACGGAAGACACCGTTCTGCAGTACATGTACAAAGCGCGGAGACCCAGCGATGTCCTTGTTAGAGAAGCTCGTGGAACGGTTTCGGTTACAGGCGGAGTGGCAACGTTTTCTGAAGACGTGGTTACGACCCTGTGGAGTGGGGCCAACGTCCTGCTGAGAATCGCCAGCAACGATACGACGACTCCGACAGGTGCTTGGGGTGACACTCAGGCCGGTGACATCAGGTTCGACCGGAACTGCAACGAGGTGAGAGTTCTTGAACGTCTCACATCCACTACGTGCCGCATTTCCAACACAACTTTGGTGGTGGACGATGTATCGTTCGCAGCCTCCAGTCTCATCGACACTGGTGATGCGACGATGGAGATTTTGGTAGCAAGACTTGCGGAGGATGAATACGGTGCGAAACCTGTGGGGAATCATAACGAACTTCTTGTTTCGAAAACACGACTTGCTTCAGCCTTCCTCGAAGCAAAGTCTGCCGACGCCAGACGCGTACGAAACAAGTCCGCTGTTGCGAAGTGGTACGGTATGCGGCTCCAGGACATTGGATATTCCACCGCAGGTACCTGAGCTTGAATGGATCACAACGGAAGACCTGGCGACTGAGATTCTTCGGCGGAGTGATGCCGGTATCATAATTACTGTTTCGCGTTTGGTGCCAGACCGGGACACGATGGGTATCTACAAGAGGGGGTGCCTTGAGCAGACGCTCCTGATACTCCATGCCGCAGCCAACTCGATCGTGAAGGAGGAGATGTGAGTTTGAAACGTATAAGGTGCGAAGTGCTGAAGGTCGAGTGGGTAAAGGAAGACCGGCACAACAAGACATTGGTCCAGCCTCTGGCAGAAACGGCAGGACCCACAGAAGACCCAGTAGAGGTGCGATTCCCGCACCGCACTGAACCTGGTGACATTGTTTGGATTATGCGATGAGTGCTCCCGAGTGGAACATCCTGAACCGAACTCTCCTCACCGTCCGTGACATGGCGGCTACGAAGGTATTCGTGGCCAGTCAGGGCGAGGTGGTGCGGACTATTGCCCCCAACGCAGTCAAGGTGTGGAAAGCGGTTGAGCAGGGCCGAGGTGAGACCGGATTGGTAAACCTCGCCCTCCCCGCTATCCGCATCTCCGTTCTACCTGTTGACTCTACCATCGGTGCTGGACTAAACTGTGCCGACGATGAGGTAGTACGAGTAGCGATCCAGATCCTCGACAGTTCGAATTTCGACCAGTCCGGCCCGTTAAGGACCTACATGGATTGGATGGATTCGATCCGGTCGGAGTTGTTACAGGTACCGAATCCGTTCCTCCAGGACGCTGACGTAGCCGTGTATGACCCCTACGTCGTTCATATGGTCAAGAGGCTGCCCGCCGAGGCCCAGAGCCTAATCAGACACGAACAGCAGGTCGCAATGCTTTCCTTCCAAGTAATGGTGAGGCACCACAGATGACAATATCCGTACCAGTAAATGCCCGTATGATGATCGACGGGAATAAGTTCTGTTTCGCAAAGTTTCTCAACAACAGCTCCGTCGAACGGGTACAGAACCCCGACGCGTTGTGCGGGAATCGAGACCCACTCATCAACCGTACGGCTACCGGCCGGCGGAAGTTCCAGTTCACAACGTATCATGACATCACGGTCCCGATCCTTCAGGAACTTCTCCCGCTGGCCGGTATGACTCTGGCGACTGGCGCGTACACAGCGAACCAAGCGGCGTTGACGGGTATCCCCATCGACATCGATGCGGTAGGTGCGGTCCACAGCTACAGCAACGCCAAGATGACGCGTATGATCCTCCGGGGCCAGACGGGTACACTGCCGATCTCCATCGAGTGTCAGTGGATCGCTGAGAATGAAACCGAAGGATCGCCGAGTTGGGTTGACGGCACCGTCGATAACATATTCGCTTTCCCGGGGGCAACGTACGCAATCGATGGGGTCAGTGTCGGCTTCGACAGGTTCGCATTCGTCATCGACAACAAGTTGATCCCATCGTGGAACTCTTCGGTCACCGTCACGGATGTTGGCAACGGTCCCCGCCAGACGCTGCTGGCAACGAGTATCCCATACATCGCCACTACGAAAGACCTGTACTGGGACAACAGGGATTCAACAGCGGCCGGAGTAGACCACGTTCTCGCGATCACAAATGGTACCGACAGCCTGACGATCAATATTCCGAACGCTATCTTCGTCCCAGAGGCACCTTCAATCGAGGGAGCACTTGAAGAGATTCGTTTGCCGATGACATGGGAAGCACACCGCACCGCCGCTGTTGCCGGCTTCAACCTCGTGCTGGTCAACACATGATACCTGCTTACCTGAATGATGGTTTCACCGCAGAAGTATCGGCCGGCGTATTCTGCCGGCCGATGCTCTGGGCTGAGAAGAAAGCGTGGAGAGAGATCGCCGCGTCAAGTACTGACGATGGTTGGTACCGACTCATCCAGCATCACGTCTATGGTGATCCCACCGGCCTGAGCACGGAAGAACGGGCTCGGGTTGTCGAAGCTGTCCTCGGGTACACAGTGAAGGATGAGAACCGGGACTTCCAGGATCTCAACGATACAGTTCAGTTACATGCGACAAACCCCGGACTGAGCCTGGCGAGTTGTCAAACTTGTCGAGCGTATTGTTTCAATCACGAAACGGGCGAGGTTTACTTCGGCCCGTCTGGGCAGCCGACTCCGCTGCCAAAGAATATCAAGGTACCCTGCGAAACGCAGCGAGGATGCCTGAAGGGTCACTGGTCTGAGCCTGTTGGCCTGTCGAACGATAAGTGGTTACTCACCTGGAGACACTTCTGGAGGCATCGGTTTGAGTGCCCTCTGCAGGATGAACTGTGGCACCGAAATCGGATGCTGATTGAATGGACGGTGCTTTATGGACGAGATAAGCGATTTGATCCGTTTGTTGGCGGAAGCTCCAATGGAAGAGCCGCCGATGACCCGTCCGAAAGAACTGCTCGACAGGATCGCGATTGAGCGTGTTGTAACGCAGGGCGTCACCCCAGAAGGTAACGCGTCCCCTGAAGCCCGGCCAACAGACGTCAAGGTTGCCCCCGGCATCTCAGCCTCACCAGCAGCCGCCAAGGGATCGCCCGGCGTCTCAGCTTCCCCCACCGGGACCAACGCGTCAGCGGGCCAGCCAGCGGACCCCAAGGACAGTCCTACCGAGGACGGTACACCCGGCCGTATCGCTGGGGTCATGCCGTTCCCCGGAATTCCGGCATCGCCATCTGACAAGCCAATATCGGTCGGGGCCTCAGCCAATCCACGCACCGGCATCCCGGACATACCTGTCGAGGTGGAGGTAAAGCCGAATGGTATGTTTGCCGGGCCGACCGCACCCGTTCGATACAAAGAGGCTCTACCGGGACAACCAATCTCTCCAGTTGGTGTGGAGCAAAGCCCCGGCCAGCCCGCAGCCCCAGTACGTCGTGACCCCGCTGGTGTGCAGTCCGCCGGCCCCGCGGAGAAACCATTTGACCCCGGACGCACCGTATCCCCGCGAACTCAGGAACCTATCAAAGTAGGTGAAGCGAGAGTCTACTCCCCCGAAACTATGGCGGGCCGGGTCGCCACACCAAAGATTCTCGACGCAATCGCTGGTGTACCCGCGGCTGAGCGGGAGAAACAATCCTTCACTGGTACAGCTCAGGTCACCCCGCAGTCCCAGGTGACAATCACAGTTCCGCCGGCTTTTCCGTACGACCCGAAAGAACTCTTTGCAGTTGTCGATAGTTTGATAAACTTACCCCCACGACGAGAACACACCCCCGGACGGAGTCTTTCGTCGCCAGTTGACCAGACAGAGTTGGAGTCGACTGAGGCGTTCGTTGCCCGGTCGTTCACGGAGAATGTTGGCAAGACGTCTGACTTTGACAGGTGGGACTTATGATTTTCAGCTACGGCACATACACGCACGATCAGGACGAAGTGATGGTACGCACTTCGAGCCAATGGATCGTTGACGGGTTCCACCGCCGCATGGGCGAGATCATCGAGTACACCATCATCGGCGTGAAGAAGGTTGCCGACGATGTAGACCCAGCCGTGACGCAGGCGGCCCTGACGGACGCTTTGTTCGACTTGACAGAATCGTACAACCTGGATAACCAGGATATTGAGCTACTGCAGGACGACGGGACCCCGACAAGGCACGTCCTGTACAACGAAGATACCTTCGGCGGTATCAAGGTCGTCGTCCCACCGTCATTCATGAATGGACCGTGGGGCGGCCGGGTTGAGTACACGAACTGCCGAACGTACTACATCGTCCTCAGGGCAGAGATCCGCGTCGGTGACGGACTGTTCTCCCTCAAGCAGAAGTTGACAGTTCGGGGTACCGGCGGCCCGAAGTGGCGGTACAGCCCGAAGTTGGTTGGGGTTCCGGACGGACAGGTCCTCCAGACAGACACATCCTTCTGGTACGTCCAGGAGGGAGAAGCGATCGGGAGAACTACCCTCCCGATACCGGCTGACGTACTGTTCCCAACTATCGAGCACGGAGAGATGCGGCTGATCGAGTACACCGACGCTGCTGATATCCGGGTAGGCGAAACAGAGAATCAGATGGAGATGTACGGTACCTCCTGGAAGTACATGATGGAGGCAACGACGGCCCAGGGATTTAGTGCCTTCGTAGTACCAACAGTAGGGGAGCTTACCTGATGGGTTGGACTTTCCCTAGTATCGATAAGCCTGTCCAGGCGGAGTACACGCAGACCGTGGGGTTCGCCCCGGACGTGGCTCTACTCCGGTACAACCTGCAAGGGGGAAACCTTCCAGCGACAGGTATGCTGACTCTTACTTGGCTTGCCAGCACGATCACACTGCCGAACTGCGTCGTGGACCTGGCCAGCCTCCGGGTCACTGACGACGGTATCTATTCAATCATAAAAGTGCTTGACCGACGAGAACTCTGGAAACGCGTCGTACCGATCTCAGGGGAGTACAACACCCTTCGTGCGGGCAGCTTGGCTCGCCAGATGAGTCTTCGATCGCTCGGCACGATTCTCATGACGGCACTCGGTGAAGCCAGTGCTGTGGTGTCAGCATTACCGATAGATGTCTATCCTCCGGTTTCCTGGAGGTGCGATGACGTAGTTGAGGTTGCAGAAGCTCTGTTCACAGAGTATGGTTACACAGTCGCCCTCGGGTTTGGCTCCGAAGCCGTCACCGTGGTGAAGCTCGGCACCGGGGCGACTCTTTCTACATCTAATATGTTTGCAGGGTCTGACACCCTTGACCCGAAGCTGACGCCGCGGTACATGCGGAACTGTTTCGGGGATTCAGTCGCACAGGTGCGACTGAAGATGGAAGCTGTCGGACTTGACACAGATGGTCAGTGGTACCCCATAGACGAACTGTCTTTCACGCCGGGTGCAGGCTGGAGCCAGACACCGCCGTACACTTTGTCCGGGGCCATAGACACACTGACCGACGAGCAGAAGGTGGAGGCCAACGCTTACGTCAGGTCGGCGTACCGTGTCATGGGTTTCGCAGACGGAACGTGGGACGTACCAGACGGCTCGGAAACTCTGGCAACACTCGACCAGATCCTCCCGATCGATGGACGACTACTAGGGACCGAGGATCTTCGGCCTGACGAGTCGTACAAGCCTCTAAATGTCTACGGGCAGTACCTGAAGCTACCGAAGGAAAAGGCTCAGCCAGCTCTCCCGGAGTTGACCCTGATCGGGGACCGAGTGGTCGGACTTCAGTACAAATTCGACGGTGAGTCGGGGCTGTTACTGTTCGACGAACCGATCTTCTACGTTGATACGGCAGACTACTTCCCTGCGGATCTATGGATCGAGGTAACGATTCGTATCCGAAGTGCAACCACCGGATCGTGGCGACACTACGAGTACGACGTGGAGACGGAGCCGACCGGAACTGGGTACTACGCGATTCGTCATGAGGACCGGGCCGAAACGGTAGTGGCGTATGACGCGGACCATCTCGTTACCGGTTTCAGTACGAATCAGGTTGCTTTGGAGGCATTGGGTGACGCGGCGGCTGCGGCAGCGTCTGGTATGTTTGTGACGACGGCAAGCCAGCATATCATCTACAACCAGCCGGACCTTGCAATTCGATGTGACGGTGCTATCATCCAAGTCAACCACGTCATGACGACGGGTGAGTACGAGCACGCGGTTAACCGGACAACCGCGTCCAGAAATTTTGAGTTCGACAAGAAGATTCCGTCGAGGGCTCAACGTGTCGCACACCTGAGGGCAACACGATCTGCGGTACACCTCCACCGGGCTAAGGTAGAGGCAGCGAGGGTGAGGGACGCTAATGACTGATCGACATATAAAAAACAACCGGTCCTCAGTGGACTTGTCCGCAACGATACCGTGGGTTAACGAATCAGGGGAGGTGATCCCGGCGTGTGGGGTAGTCCAGCTCAGGACTGCCTTTGACACGACTAGCCACGCCTCAAAACCGAATGGTGCGGACGGGTTATTCTTCACCAGCGGTTTTGCACCAGTCATCGTAGGCGGTAAAGGTGAATCACTTGTATGGGACAGGCCGAGGCCGGTACTACTTGCGGCAGGTGTTGTGGTAGGGGATGAGGTAGGCCCGGTTGAATCTAGCTGGAGCATGACCGCAGATGGAACTGGTTTCCGAGTACTACGTCAGCGGAATGCTGACGGAATCGGCGTTGTCGTCCAGGTCGGCGGCGGCGGCTCAGGCGGAGGGCACACGATCTGGTTCACGATTGATTCCCTTCTCTGTCCTGAAAGCGATTACGTTTCCGAAACGACACTGGTTGTGACGGCGACACACTACAACCAAAGTTGCACGGGAACGCCGCCCGGAGCAAACTACGAGGGCACCTACGATGTGTATGACATCTGCAATTACCTCCACGGTCTGGTCGAAGATGATCTGCTCGGAACAACTGGACGCGCCACATACATGTACCCGCTGACAGGAGCCTGCGAGCCCCGTTGGGTGATTGACGACCTTTGTGCCCAGCCGGAGTGTTGATAGATGCCCCCACGATACCTCCGCAAAGGATCAACAAAACTCAAACCGTGCTCCGAGTTCAAGGTCGAGGCGTGCGACATTGCTCCTGCTGATCAGTGCTGCGGTGCTTTGCCCTGCACGCTGTGCTTGGAACTGGAAGTCTACGGCGAAGCCACCACGTACGGTACTGCGACGTTCGGCGGCTCATCATGGACTGGCACGGTTGGCGGACTGGCGTTTGTATCGTACTGGGAACGTGAAATTCTGCCAGACATTATTCCTGGCACCGAATTAAGTGCTAACTCAATTGGCATGTCGTGGGCCGCAATCGTAGAGGCGACTTACACGATGGGAAGCCCGGTAGACGAACCGGGGAGGAATGCTAACGAGACGCAACACGTTGAATCTGTTGAGGCGTTTAATATAGGATTGAGCCAAGTCAGCCAAGAACAGTATTATGCGGTTATGGGGGTGAACCCAAGCTATTTTGAAATTGGAAATAATCCGGTTGAGATGGTGTCTTGGGATGACGCTAATTTATTTTGCGTTAGACTAAGTGCTCTGCCCGCCGAAGTTGCAATGGGACGAACATATCGGTTGCCGAGTGAAGCAGAGTGGGAATACGCTTGTCGCTCTGGAGCAACAGGAGCATACTTTTTCGGTGCTGATCCTGCCGACTTGCCGACTCATGGATGGTTTACGAATAACAGTGCTGGGCAGACGCAAACAAGGGCAACTAAAGTTCCAAACTCAGCAGGCCTATTTGATACTCACGGAAACGTATGGGAGTGGACGGCTGAAGGCGGGGAAGCTAACAACATAGTTCGTGGTGGTGCATGGGATTCAACCGCTGCTGAATGCCGATCAGCAAGCCGCCGTGTTGTTGATCCAACAACCAGATCTAATAACATTGGTTTCCGTGTCGTAATGATGCAGGGGCCTCCGCTTCCAATCCCACAGATCGGTGAATGCGAGTACATCGTTACCCTCGATGGCGAAGAAGTTTACCGAGCAACCTGCTACGAAGGGGCAAGCTGTCGAGATCCGGGCGGCTCAGTTGGTGTGACGATTGGCTACGACGAGGGCACTCTCACTTGGACAAAGCACGAGCCACGACCATTGGCACTGACCACTGATCCTTATGGGGGGTGCAATGAGTTTTTCTGTGGGACTTGTCGGTGTAGTTGCAGGACGCTGTGCGTTGATGTTTTCGAAGCTCTGTTTTCCTATGGCACACAATACGCGGTAGACACCTATTCCGGAACACTCACTGACACAGCCTACAGTGATTGTGATCCGCCAGTTTGGGAAGGTACGATTGGTAATTTTGAGATCAGGCTGGCACTAGGTCGAGACGATTACGGCAACTGTATAGTTACTGCCACAGTCGACGGGGAAGAATCAACCGCGATTGTCACCGGCTGCGAAGACCTGTCCGGCACCATAGAGCTTTACGATGGATCGTATTTCAACTTTCGATGCAATGACTGCAACAACTGTGCAACGGTCATCGGTGATTGCATTTGCGGTCGACCAATGGGGCAAACATTAACGCTGCTGTGGTCATCCGGAAACGGAACGCATGGAGATGCACCACGAGAGTTCCCGCTCAGTTACGGTATGACGAGTGCCGAAGGAATTGTGTGCGCCCCATATCCTACCGGCGGGCCGTTTCCTGCTTACACCGGCAGTAACTCCGGCAACTATCCAATACCGCAGGGCGGCACAAGAGGAGACACTCTTTATATAATGATGGTTTGCTGCATCGGATGCCCGTTGTGTGTTTACTATCGCTACGCAACCGCCATAGCTGTCGGGGATTTGACGTGGTACTTGACTTACATCAACGTCATCGGGATGGACTGTAATTGCCCCGCGATTCTTACAGTGGATTCATTTTCTGCCCCACTCGACTATCAAATAAACGATGTCACGATCTTTGAAGAGGCGAGTAACTGCTGATGAGCGAACATCGCAACTGTTCCGCAATCACGTCGATGAATCCGAACCCACTTCGGGCAGACCGGCAGTTGCTCTGTATTCAATCATGGTTGGATGCAGGGCTTCGCGTGGTGGTAGTGAACACCGCTGAGGAACTATCCGTAATGACTTTACCGGAAGGAGTCAGCACGGTTGCGTGTGAAGACCTCACGGCCCTCTACGACCGCAAGACGCAATTGGTTTCTTCACTGGTCCGAGTTGGGATCGAGACCGGCGGGATGTTCATGTTGATCAATTCGGACATTGAGATCAGTGGAGACCTCACTCTTATTGACGAGGCTATGAAACACCCGGACGAACTCACGATCGGAATTCGGTACAACCATCAGCCGGGAAGACGGTCCCACCCTACGCTGGAGACTTCCGGCCTCGATGTTTTCCTGATGACTCCAGAACTCGCCGCAACTCTTCCCAAGGCACCATTCGGGATCGGAAAGCCAGTTTGGGATTACTGGATTCCGCACCATTTTCGAAGTCTCGGCATCAAGTTCAACTGGATTCGACGGCGGCTGTTTTTGCACGAGACACACGAACTCGGTTGGTCTCATCAGGAGTGGCAGCAAGGGGCGGATTATCTTTGCGCAAACTACGATATCGTTTTGGGGTATGGGTCGGCTGAGTTCAGGATAAGTCTGGACAAGAATATTCGTGCCCCCGATCCCGTGGTCCAAACTGGGGGCTCCTGCCAGTGCGAACTCTCAGGCTTCTGCACTCTGCGAAACATCGCACTGAAGCCAACGCTGCAAACGCTTTGTAAACGCGACAAGGGCCGCATTGACGCGATGCTGGCGGGCGAAGCGTACGTGTCGCCGCTGGCCAAGACAGCAACAAGCCCGCAGCGTAAATCCTGTAGCACGGGGAAGCGTGGCAAATGCACCGACTGCTCAAACGCTGGCACCCTCATGATGGCCGCGATCCAAGCGGATACAGGACAGCCCGTGTCTTGCGGTTCCTGCAAGACCTATTTGCTATCACTCGACCGCATGTCAGCCCACGATCACGCCGCGATCACTCAGAAACTTTACGCGGAAATCTCATGGCCGCAATCATGGCGGGCGGCACATGGCGACAAGGACGGACAGCGGAAGAGGATTGGTGAAATAGTGTCGGGCGTGTTGGCGATTGCGAAGACAACCTGCAAGGTGGTGAGGCCAGCCAGAGTTCCCGGAGTCAGGGCTTCCCGCAATCACCGCATGATGCGATTGTCAACGTCACAAATACAACTCAGAGACGCAGCCCAATCAGCACCACCACCGAAACCAGACCCGTTCACAGACACTCCCGTGATTCATTTCGGTGCCCACATGTGGCCGTTGAAACAATACTGGAGATGGCACGCAAAACTGTGGCGAGAACTGGCAGAGACAATCAACGGGCGATGCGTTGTCGGTATTGTTACTGATGATAACACGGCCCCGATCGAAGAAGTACAGGCAGCACTGGGTGACAGGTTCGAATTGTTTGTTTCTGCCAACACTCCACAGGGCGAGAACCCCACGTTCCGTGAATTGCAGAACCGCATTCCGCAGGGGCAAAACGACGTTCTGATTTATGCTCATGCAAAGGGCGTTCGGGAACATACGGCGGCGTCTGAGTCGGTCAGGATATGGACAGAGTGCATGTACGAAACCGTGGTGTTTAATACATCCAAAGTCGTGCATAAGTTGTCCGAAGGTTACAAGTCTTTCGGTTCGTTTCGATCGTTTGGCAATGTACCGTTGACCCCCGCTAACAGTTGGCATTACTCCGGAACATTCTTCGCAGTACGGGCGAAACACCTCGGACGAAAAACCGTTAAGACGGGCTACGGTGGTGTTGAGGCGTGGTGTGGAGATCACATACCAGCAGCCGAAGCGTGGAACGAGTTTGTGGATTCTCCCGGCTTCAAATTTGGTTACGATCTGGCAGCGGTTTATCCTGCGATTGTAGATGCTCAGATGCAGTGGGAAGCGAACCGAATCGGCGGTATACGATGCGAGCAGCACAAGCGAGAACTGGATTGGTTTATCGGGCAATTGAAAGCCACAGATCACATACTCGTAATCGGTTCTAAACACGGAGGACTCGAATCCGCAATCAAGCGAAGGCTTCCAGATGTTACAACGGTGGCGATTGATATCGCCCCACAGGTCGATAACTCTCAGGTGGTGATAGTCGGAAGCAGCACAGATCCCGACGTGCAACGCAAGGCTCGTGAGGCAGGTCCGTTTGATGTTGTGTTCATCGACGGTGACCATTCGTATGCGGGTGCGAAAGCTGACTGGGAATTTGCTCTCAGCTTACGACCGCCACTGATCGCATTCCACGACATCGCTGATGCAATCAAGCACCGGAATGAGGGCTGTCATGTCGACCGACTGTGGAGCGAGATCAAAACCGCAGGCCACAGGACGGACGAAAAGATTGTAGGTTGTGGCTGGGGTGGTATCGGCATTGTTTGGAGGGATGAAAATGCACGCAACGGCGTATGAATACGTTTCGCAGTTCTCGATATATTTTCCATCGACGGTTATCGAGATTGGCAGTCGCGACCTGAATGGCTCGGTTCGCCCGTTGTTTCCGGGAGCCACATGGATTGGCCTCGATCTGTATCTGGGGCCATCTGTCGACATCGTGACGAACGCTCTGGATTACACGCCTGCGGAACTTGTCGACATGGTGATTTGCTGCGAGGTCTTTGAGCACACATCAAACTGGGGTGAGATCCTGACGCACGCAGCAACGTGGCTGAAGCCAGGCGGGCGAATCGTCATCACCTGCGCTGGCCCCGGTCGAGATCCGCACTCAGCAATTGACGGTGGGCAACTACATCCCGATGAGCATTACGCAAATATCAGTCAGGATCAAATGGCCGAGGAGCTGCACTACGCAGGCTTCTCACGGATCGACGTGAGTGGCAACGAGCACTGGCGAGACACCTACGCGATTGCACTGAAAGCATAGTTACGGCCGGGCGGCCCCCAATAAGACGGGGCAAGCCCAACGACGGAGCCTGGGAAGGGCCTGCCTCGATCGGGGCAGGTCCGCTCCGTTTTCTACTAGACATGGTTTGTCAAGCACGATACACTGTCGATTCAACATTTTCCCACCGGAGAGAAGTCATGGCAGATCGTCCTCAATTTCGCACTCGTCGCCCGCTCACCCGGCCCACGGGCCCGATCGATGGGAGGTATTTGACACACATTCGGCCAACGGCGAACCCGATGTCGCCGGGGAGAAACGGCCTGAGTTCCATACAAGGGGTTAACAACATTCTGGACAGTCAGATGAATTCCTCCCTCAACCGAAGGATAGACGCTACTGCCGCTCAGACAGCAGCCCGGGGGAGTTCTGGCTTTGTTACCCAGATGCCCTCAGGCCGCGTCCCGATGGGTCAAGGTACGGTGAGTCAAGGTACGGTGAGTCCATATGAGCGGTACGGGGAATCTCTGCCACCTGCAGGATTTTCAATGGGGACCGTATCGCCTGATGCGCAGGTGGAATTCCTGCGACGGGTAGGGGGGTCGGTTAACAACATTCTGGACAGTCAGATGGATTCCTCCCTCAACCGAAGGATAAACGCTACTGCCGCTCAGACAGCAGCCCGGGGGGGTTCTGGCTTTGTTACCCAGATGCCCTCAGGCCGCGTCCCGATGTCCCCCTTGGCCAGCAACGCCCAGCCACAGGGCAACCCCTTCATGGACGAGCAGGAAGCCGCAGTGGCGGACCAGGGGCTGATAGACCGACTGGAGGCTCAAGTCCGTCAGATGCAGGCAGCCAATCCGAAAGTACCTGGGTCTCCCGGAATAAGCCCATACGCAGCTCAGGACGAAGCGATGCGACAACAGGAGGTTCAGGGCCGTCGCACAGGTCAGTTTCTGGATGACAACCCAATGGCGGGTTCCTCAACGGACGCAAACCGTATAGCCCGTAGCATCCCGACAGACATCTACAACCGGCAGACTGCCGGGGCATCAAACGGGTACGAGGGCAACATCGCGTACGCCAACGACCCGGATCGGTACAACCCGATGGACCCCAGAACGCAGGCTATCCAGCAGAGAAACGCAGCCAGCCAGACAGCGGGTCGGCCGGTTGGAGGTGATGATCGATTCACAGGGAACAATCCCCTCGCACAACGTGCTGCCCAGCAAGGTCTGGATGAGCAGCGGGAGGCCCGTGGCGAAGGTGTATTCATCCAGCCCGGTGGACGTGGTCAGCCGTTGCAGTTCATCCCTAACCGCCGATCCCCTGAGGAAGCGTACCAGAATGCCATGGCCCAAGAGCGTCCTGAAGCAAAGTTGGCAAAGTACAACGAACGAGAGGCCCGCATCCGGGAGCTTCAGGCTAACCGCAGGTCGAGTATGCCCCCGGGTGAGTATGATAAACTCCGGGCCAAACAGGTCGACTTTGCGGCAAAGAAAGCCGCGGAGCACGAAGCGTTCAAGGCCGCCAACGGTGGTAAGAACTACGCCCAGGCTCGTCGTGAGAATACCCGAGCGAAACACCAAGACGGTAGGTTCAAGCGGGACGTTAGACGTGGGATGAACCCAATGTCCCCGGGAGCTTTTGCGGCTCATCCGGAAGCAGGCGCACGGTTCAGGAATGCCTATGCACAAGCTGGTAAGGGTGCCGATAAAGTACAGAACCCAATGACGGTCCCCTTCCAGCCGGGGGCACCAGACACACCCGAGAACCGTCAGGCGAGGGGTGACGCCCGTAAGCAATTCAGCGAGACAAGTCCGACGTTGGCGGCTCATGGACTGACGGCGGACTCATCCCCCGCGGATGTTGCAGACTCCTTTGCTTTCGCCCCTGGGGACATATCAGACGCGGGGCTCCAAGAGTACCACGGGTTTATCAAATCACTTGAACCCGGAATTAACGGAGCTTCACCTTTCGCGGACATGCAAGCAACCTCACCAGAGACGTTTGCGATGTTGGAGGAGGCCCGGAACTTTCCTGCGGATACGAAACCCGAAGTACTTCGTGCTTGGCACAATAAGTACAAGGAGGCAGCGGCCCGGCAGCGAGCAAAGGCTCAAGGCGAGTACAAGGTTCAACCATCCGGGATGGAAGGGGTGGGTCCTTAATCAATGCCATCTCTTTCTCAGCTTCTTAACGCTATGCCTCAACCCGGCACCCAGCAGGCCCCCTCCGAATCGGGCGGTAGCCTGCTGGACACGCTCGGTGCTGTCGGAGGTGCGTCTCTCGGGGCTGTCGCGTCCGCAGGTAACTTCCTCGACCTGCCGACCTCGTCGATCCGAGACGTACTTGCCGGCGAGAATCCATTCGACCAGTGGATGACTCCTCTGACAGACCAGAACCGAACCAGCGGTCGCGGACTGCTGGAGAAGTACGGTATGCGGGCCAACAAGGAGACCGGTATCGGCGGCTGGTTCTCTGACCCGGGTGAAGGTCTACGCGACATCGCTGGGTTCGGGGTCGAGGTACTACTCGACCCCTTCGGGCCGCTGACCAAAGGTACGAAGATGGCGGCTGGGGCTGCCAGTCTGGTTGACCGGGCTCACCCTCTCGTCAAGGCTCTGGCCAAAGGGGGACTGTACGCCTTCGACAAACTACCAGAGAAGGCAGTTGGGTCGATCAAAGATACTCTCATGGCCGGCGGCCGAGGTGTCAAAGCACTGTTCAACGTGGCGAGTGAAGGTATCACCGACCCATACGTCATGCGTGTGAAGGAGACAGCACACAAAGCCGCAGCGATGTTCCGCGAAGAGGCCAACCTCCGGACCATAGAGGTGATCCAGCTCGCCAACAAATCGGGGTTCAACCTTCAGGTTGATGACGCCCTTGACATGAGCGACTCGAAGAACTGGTTAGAGGATGGGTCCTCCCTGAAAGTGGCGGCCCGTGAAGACCAGATGTGGAGATACCTCGAAGGAACGTACGACCCGTCGAACGCTAAGTTTGACCAGGGCGATCTCGTCACCGGCATGGACGGAGCCCCGAAAGAGGTCGAGTACCTGAACCGCACAGCCACCGGTACTCAGGTGAAACTTGTCGACGATGACAAGCTGTACGACTACCACGAGCTGCAGGCCCACTGGGTCGCCGCGACCGAAACGATCCCGGACGAACTCATGCCGGCCCTTGACCGGATCAAGACATACCGCGATGGGCTTCGGGACCGGGCGGAACCGCTTGGCCTGAACATCGGCGAACTGTTTGACCGTCACATCGACTTCGCACATCGACGCAAGGGCAGTGACCTCCGCCGGGCCGAGTCCATCATTGGTATTGGGGCTCCCGGTTGGACCCGAAAGAACTACGCCAACCTCGCGTCTACGCTGCAGGTCAAGGGCAGTCGTGAGATGAAGTACAAATCCTTCGTCGACGGCACTCCCGGCGTTGATAAGTTGTTCGGAGACAAAATATGGGAAACCGTGTTTAACCAGGTCAATGACGAGGCAACTGCCCCGTTCGTCGTCAACGGTGTACCCCATCGGATTCTGCCTGACATGGTCGGCATGAAGCACCTCGATGAAGTTGCGTCTGCTCTCGACATGACGGCGGAGGAGATGCTGCGGGACATGATGATAGGTCGGGCCGTCAATAAGACGAACACCCGGGCCTACACCACAGCACCCGGGGTGTACGACGTCGTACAGAACGCCTCGAAGATCGGTGAGATGGGCGTTGAGATCGTTGACGGTGTTGCCACGGTCAAACACTCAATGCCGGTTGACGGTAGCCTTGATGACGCACTGCACGACGTGGAGTGGCATCTCGCCCGCCAGAAGGCTGCGACCCGAATACAGGTTGACGTTAACCCGGCCGATGGTAGTAAGTTGAAGGACTTCGGGTACGTCCCGGACGGCATCAACCAGGACGGTACGGAGCGATGGTACAAGGCCCTCCATGATGCCGAAGCATCGGCCAACGACGCACCTCGGTACCTGCCGAAGGCAGAGGCTGTTGCACGTATCAAGAACATCATGGACTTTTACGCCAACGCTGTGAAGCAGGGCAACGTCCCGGGCGTACAGCCGGGCGTCGGTTGGTGGAAGTCCTTCACTGACATCCGACTGAATGCTGACGGTACCGAGCGTGTGATCAACACCAATCCAGCCAAGTCCGGTTTTGTCGAGGTCAACGCGGCCAACATAACCGACCCCGCGATCCGTGCCAACTTCACCAGCATGGTAGACTACGATCATGCTGTCAATGCGGTACAGGGTGGCGAGACCATCTGGGTCGGTGTGCAGAAGAAGAAGGGTAAGGCGGCCGAGCTGTTGATGCTGAGGCCGACCATGCGTCACCAGATCGAGGCCCAGCGGGATAAGTTACTGGCCGGGCTGGACGCTGCACTGAGCAAGAACCCGCTGACCCAGAGCGAAGCCATCACCGACACTGTCCACGCAGGTATCACTCGGAACTACGGCGACAAGGTCGACCAGTGGATGCCAGAGTTTGATGAGGACAGCGGGAAGATCATCGCCTCCAGTGCTGACGGCCCGGTACACAAGGCCGGACTGAAGGAATACCACGGTACATTCTCTGAACTGATGGAACGTGGTGCCGATGGCCGCCTGACGAAGCCGATGGATGCCCTTCTCCGGATGGACGCCGACAGCCTCAAGGCGTTGATGTTCACCGACTCGCAGATCCGGGAGCTTGGCGACCTGCGTGAAGCTGTCAACCTCACACAAGACGTATCGATCGGTCTCGTCGACAGGCACCGAGCGTTGGCCGACGAACTCGGTACGCACATTGAGAAGCGGTACAACAAGATGTACGAGGGATCAGCCCTCGTCAGCAACCTGGACTACCTGAACCGGAACGCCGGGGCTATCTCCCTGCTGGAGTCGACCAAGACCTTCCTGTCGAAGGCTGTTGTGGACGCACGGTCTAACCCTGAACGGTTCGGTGTCGGCAAGCCCGGCGGCGACCTTGAGGTCAACTACGATCTGAACAACAAGCGGGGTATGACGTTCGCCGAGTCGATGGACCAGGGTTTCTTCGGTGAGAATATTACTGCCAGCAAATTCATCGAGTCGATGCGGCAGGAACTGATCAGCGTCGGTGCGTTCAAGAACGTCGACAATGCAGACGAGATCGCAGCCCAACTGGGAGAGATCAAATCGTTGCGGCTCCTGTCCGGCACATGGACCCAGCTCAAGACCATGAATGAGATGGCTCACATGACTGACCTGCCTGAGCTGGGGACACCGCTCCGCTGGGCACAGAACCTGATGGCGGTTGAGAAGGCGGGTCTGTTGAGCGTAACGCCAACGACCGGTATGAGAGACGGTCTGTCCTCGTACTTCAATGCAGTGATAATGGGCGACATGAATCCGCTGGCCGCATTGAAGTACGGCAAGAAGGCGATGTCGTTCACACGAGGTATGCCTGTTGACCCGGGTAAAGGTATTGCTGACCTCGAAGCGTACCTGTCAAGCCGGGGCCTGGAGTCGAATGCGAACACCCGGGCTGAAGCATTCCAGAACATGTGGAATGCTCACTACGCATCGGGGTCTACGCACCCCAACGTCGTGACGGCGGACGCTACCCGCATGGCCGAATCCGATTCGTCGATGGCTGTCATGAAGAACGCTGTTGGTGGCCAGCCGAAAGAATTCCTCGAAGGGATGAAGCGGACGATACAGAAACCGTGGAAGGCTCTGGACCCACGAGTCGAGGGCACGTCGATGACCGACGAGCTTGGCCGAAAAGTCAAACGGTCGGTCGGGGAGAACACCCTCGTTCAGTCGATGAATGGTTTCCGCGGTATGATAGATACCGCGGTCAGATCGACGTACGTCCTGGACCGCGTCACTAAGAAGGGTATGACTGTCGCACAGGCTCTGGCCGATGCAGACCGGGTCCTGATGAATGCGGACCCGAAGAACTTCACTCGGTTCGAATCCAAGTTCATGAAGTCAGCGTTCCCCTTCTACTCCTTCATGCGACAGAGTCTTCCTCTGTTCTTGTCAGAGATGATGGTCAACCCCGGCGGCAAGCTCGGCATGACTATCCGAGGATCTCGACTGGCACAAGGTGAAGGTGACGAGTATGTCCCATACCAGTACCTCGACTCAGCGGCTGTCCCTATTGGGCAGGCAGACGACGGGGCGTTGAAGTACCTGACGTCGCTTGGCATGATGCACGAAGATGCCGTCAAGTACGCCGGCAACGCTTTGCAGGGTGACGCACGGGGTTTGATGCAGCACGCTCTAAGCTCGGCTAACCCCGCGGCCAAGTGGTTTATTGAGTACAGCACGAACACATCGCTGTTTAGCCAGGGTCCGATGGGTGGTCGACGACTGGACGACCTCGACCCAACGATGGGGCGTATCGCTACCAACATCGGTCTGCAGAGTGAAGACGCCTCGGGCAGAGCACGCCCGGTTGGCAGCTCAATGCTTGAGTCTCTGGCATCGGCAGGACCTCTGTCCCGCATGTTGTCTACGGCCAAGATGCTAACCACCAGCAGTGACCGGTTGTCATCCGGGGATAAAGTACTCAGGATGCTGTCCGGGGTCCGCGTCGAGAATGTGACACAGGAGCAGGTGACACGAGACCTGCGAGACAGACTGAACGCGATCCAGATCCAACTGGGTGCTCGGCCACTCACGACTGTCAGCGGTGCGGGGAAACTCAAAGCATTCGCCGCTGAGCAGGGCGATACGGAAACCGTTGATAAACTGACCCGGATCGAGGCCGCCCTGTCCGCCCAACGTAAGATCGTGGCCGACCAGAAGAAGAAATCTAAAGAACCCACCAAAGCTCTGATTGACAGACTAAGGGAACTCCGGTAGCATTTTCCTACTATTGAGAATTTCACTGCACAGTGAAAACCCGGTATGGAGGAAAACATGCTATCACGAGCTGTTGTAGATGACGTTGTTGCAAAGCTGAACGCGGCTGTCGACATCCCGTTTGTCGGAGAAGTGACTGAAGGTGTGTACATTGAGAAGCTGGTAGCTCTCGTGTCCGACCACCTTCCGCCTTGGGTCGTCCAGTTCATGGCGAGTGCTGTTGACGGTCTGACCGTAGACGAGTTGGCTGTCCACGAAGATGTAATCGTGGCTGACCTTGTCAAGCGGATCAACCTGAGCAAGCTCCTGCCGGACTTCGTCGAGGCCAAGCTGATCCGGTACGTGGTTCACACCATCCTTGAGTACGCACGCGAAGGTTTCGCGGCTCCGGGGGTTTGAATTGAACACCGTACAAATCATCGGCGTATGTCTGATCTCCGCCGGAGCCCTGTACTTCGCTGGCCTGTTCGCGTACGGCAAGTACAAGAACCGGGTCGTGAAGCCCCCAGTGAAGTCAGGCTTTGTTGACTCGGACGCACCGGCCCCTATTGGTATCACTGCGTACATGGATTTGGTGGAAGCCTCCAGCCCGACAGCCACTCCCGAAACGAGATGGACGTACGCGGCTCTGGGATGCACCGAGGCTGATGTACTAAGGCGTGAAGTTGATCGATTGGGAGGGGTACCAAAGACATGAAGTACCTACCCGCAGTACTGATGCTGATTGGCGGCTGCTTGCTGCTTGTGCCCACGGGTGACACGGACGTTGCCTTTTCAGACACGCTGTCCGTCGCCTACAAGGCTGACCGGGCGGCCAAGGTTGAGAACCTCCAGCGGTTGGCCCAGATGACGGGCTCGACCGCAGAGGCCCGGGCTAAGGCATGGTCCGAGCTTGACATGGCAGCGTACGGTAAAGCCTTCGACAAGGTTGGCGACGACGTCTCGGTGGCGATTGAGAAGAACACTGAGGCAGACTTGGCCAAAGCCTGGAGTAAGTGATGACATCGCGAGTACTGAACGGTTGGCGAATCGACAAGGAAGACTTCGACTTTCTGCGTGGTCTGGAAGGTGAAGATCTCGTCATGCAGTTGTGCGGATCGTACGAGGAGGTTTCCCTCGATCCACGAACGTTGCTGCGTGTCGAGAACCAGGGTCCCGTTGGTAGTTGCCAAGGACATTCAATCTCATCCGGGTGTGAGTGGCTTTACATTCTGGCCACGAGTGACCCGTCTCTGCAGCTCAGCCGGGCGTATGGTTACTACCGTAGCCAGAAGATCGATGGGTTACTTGGTCGAGACGCCGGGTCCACCATCCAGGCAGGCGTGAAGGTCGCGATGGAGTTTGGTATTCCCGAAGAATCGGAGTGGCAGTACTCCAACCGGTACTCACAGAATCCACCAAAGCCCTGGGATGTGATGGATACGCTGGGTGCGAAGTATAAGGTCGCCAAGGCAATCCGTCTGACAACTTACGAATCTATCCGCACCTTTCTCGGTGCCGGTGTCGGTATGGTCCACATCGGTATTCCCTGGAACTCATCCGTCGACAAGGCAGTTGTCACCAGCTTCAACCCGAACGGTGGGGGCGGGCACTCGATCGGGCTCTACGCTCTGTCGGATCGCAAGGACAGCCAAGGTCGGCCATTCGTCTGGATGATGAACTCCTGGGATAAGACCTGGGGCAACGCTGGTTGGGCCGAGTGGGCACCGGACGCCATCACATCCATGCTGAAAGCATCGTTCTCAGTATTCATTGGTATCTCTGAAATGCCCGCGGTTAAACCTCGGGAATGGAAACTCGACGACATCAAGAAACAAGTGAAATGGTGGGTGTCCCCGTGAGAACAACAATCGTATTACTGACCGCTACGGCAATCCTTGGGTGCCAGACACCTACGCCTCCATCCCCGAAGGTTGACGTTGCTCCGGCATACGTTGACCTTGTCACGTCGAAGGTTGACCTGACCAACGACCTCGTGCAGGAGGTCGCCAAGGCCCTCACCGTCAACACCGAAGTTCTCAGCGAGATCCGTGATCTCGTAAAGAACCCTCCCACATCCGGGGCTGCAGCTCAGGCTGAACCGCCCTCCACTCAGTCGCCGGTGCTCGCCCCGGATGTGCCTACGCTTTATGTGACAAGTGCCGACTGGTGCCAACCGTGTAGACAGTTGAAACGCGATGTTGAGAAAGGTAAGTTCGCCCCATTCAAGATCGTCTTTAGGGACGACCCATCGTGGACCGGGACCATCCCTGTTATCAGATGGCAGGAGCCAGCCGGTAGGTGGATGTTCCTCGGCAAGATCGACAGTAACGGTGACTACAAAGCCTACGGATACGACGACACGGTTGTTGGCCAGTTGAAACAGTTACACGGTGTGCAATGAACATCGAAGATCGACAAGAACTTTACCAGCTATGCGGGTGCCGGGCCGGGTCGGCCTGTGGATTCGAGTTTGGTGACTACGACCAAGTGTACGGCCTACAGGCGAAAGTCGATAAGGTTGTCAGGCAGTACGAGAAGCACCGGCCAAATGTGAAGTCTCAGTCAGACATGCTCCGCCAGATCAAAGCGGAATGGACGGCTGGACTTGGCCCGATCGCTTCAGCTTTAATGTGGATGGCTATCCGGGCTCTGGTCCGCAAGATCGTCATCTGGCTTTGGAATAAGTACAATCGTTGATTCAACCCCCGGACGAGTAGCGTTCCGCCTTTGGTTCTCCTGTGAAGGAATGGTTATTTATGGCACGTCTTACTCTGATCTCCGCCAGTGCTCAACTCGTAAGCTCACCGTCCCGGCTTCGAGCGTTGTTTACCAAGTGTGACGATAACTTCACGGAGCTTTACGGCTACGCGAGTACCGCCGCGGCTGCTGTCACAGCGACCACCGGTGGTGCTACGACCGGGCTCATCCCAGCCACTGCCAACTTCGTCACGGTGACGAGTGATAGTGCTAACAAGCAGATCAGCCTGCCGGCCGCCACCATCGGCAAGCAGATCACGATCCAGGTCGGAGCGACGGCGTGTGAGCTGATATCGTCTGTTGCGGCTGACAAGCTCAACAACGTCACAGTTGGTGCGACCAACGAGGCGGCCCTCACTGCCAACAACACGTACCTGTTGCAGTACGTGGCGGCTAACACTTGGATCATGACCGGCTGGACTAACCTCGGTGCTGTACAGACAGCGGTTATTCCTGACGCTCTGTGATTCTTGTTTCATGGGTAGGACCGTCCAACGAATTGGGCGGTCCACTTCGAGGGACTCATCATGCCGATCATCGAAATCGACAAAGAAACCCGGGCACAGGTTGCTACCTGGGTAACAAGCCAAAGTTTCACCAACGTACTACTCGCTGTGATAGTGTCAGCGATCATCTATCTCGGCTACTACATCCTGTCGGTGGCGATGCCGGGAGCCCTGAAGGACGTCCAGACCGGGTATGAGTTAATCAATACTGAAAATCGTGAGGATCGTCAGCAGATTCGGGACGACAATATTCGGCTAGTCAACTTGATCCTGAAAGACAGGGGGGAGGAGCCACTGTCTGAAGCCCCACTGTCAAATACTGGTTCCGGTAAATAGGTAGTCTACACTCTGAGGGGTTCTAATGCCTGATCAAAACCTGGCCGCTGCTGTTGAGGTATTGGTCGGAGGAACGTCTGGTACATTCTTGGTGTGCAGCGGGGCCAACGCTTTGGTGTCGCAGAAGACAGCCTCCGAAGTTCGGACGTTGCTCAGTGTACTCACGTCCGCCCAGATCGCGGCGGCGTACCAACCCCTCGGAAGCTACGCGAGTAGTGTCCATACTCACGTCCAGTCAGACATCACCGGCCTCGTATCCGCACTGGCGGCGAAAGCATCAACGTCACACAAGGCCGAGCACGTAGTCGGTGGGTCAGACGCATTCACTGCCGCGGACATCCGGGGGGTACTCGGGGTAACCACGTTGTCCGGGTCAAACACTGGTGATCAAGACTTGAGTTCGTATCTGACATCAGCAGCGGCTGCGTCAACCTACGTGTCACTTGCTGGAAGCTACACGAACCCGTCATGGATCGTCAGCATCCCGAACACGAAGGTCACTGGCCTTGGGACTCTGTCGACTCAATCAGGCACGTTCTCTGGGACATCATCCGGGACTAACACAGGGGATCAGGATCTCTCAAGCTATGCGACCACGGCGGCTGTAGCGTCAGGCTATCAGCCTCTTGAGAATAGACTAACTGCGATTACCAACATGGAGGCCGTAAACTATGGCCTCATGCAGTTCCGATTTGGTGCGCTTCTAGCCCGGTCGATCACACAGATAAAAGTAGATCTCGGCTTAGACGGGTATAACACTGGGGATCAAGATCTCACAAGCTACCTAACATCAGCTACCGCAGCATCGACATACGCGACTATCGCCGCAGGTCAACCTGTCTCGGGCACTGTCGGTCAAGTGCTGACGAAGAACTCTGGGACGAATTACGATTCCTCATGGTCAACGCTGGTCCTTGGCGACCGTTACTTAACCACGTCGACCACCAGTAACACGCTGAGTAACACCGTCAAGTCGTTCACGATTGGAACTGGTCTGGCTTACACGCCAACGCAGAACATCACGATTGCCTACGATGCCTCAAACCATATGCACGGAGAGGTTGTCACGTACAACTCAGGGACCGGGGCGCTGAGTGTCGACATCAAGAACCACACCGGCGCAGGAACCTATACGGCATGGGTTGTCAACGTTGGCGGGATTGCTCCGGCAACCGTTGTGTCGTGGGGCGACATCATCGGTACTCTCGGGCTTCAGACGGACTTAGCAACGGCGTTGAATGGTAAGCTCGAAGTAACTACGGCGGCAACAACCTACCAACCTCTCGATTCCGACCTCACAACGATCGCGGCACTGAGTCCCACGAACGACGACTTTGTTCAACGCAAGGCGGGAGTGTGGACTAACCGGACAGTGGCGCAGATCAAGACTGATTTGAGTCTCACAGGCACTAACTCAGGCGATCAGGATCTATCCTCCTACGCCACCACTGCCTCGGTCGTTGCTGGTTATGTTGCATTGACAGGAGCACAGACGGTTGCTGGAGTGAAGACTTTCTCTTCAGCAGTGACGATTCCCACTGGCAACTTCTCGGCCCCCACTCTCAACTTTACCGGAGCAACCACTTCAGGTTTATACTTCAGTGCAACATCCTACGACAAAGTGGGTGTCTCTGTGGGAGGAGCTGATTCAGCTACCTTTGACGGTGTCGGTAATTTCTACATGGGTGGAACCGATCCTGCAATCAGGATGGGAACATCAGGCCCGAAGATCCGAGTCAGTGGCACCTACATCTACCTCACCCAGACTGACGGAACAACACCCGCCCGACTGGATACCGGTGCCCTCAATGTTACTGGAGCCATCGCTGCTACTGGAGCAGTCACCGGGTCTAATCTCTCAGGAACGAACACCGGCGATCAAGACCTTTCCTCCTACTTGACTTCAGCAACGGCAACTTCAACCTATGTCCCTCTCACAAGAACTCTGAACACGCTGGCTCTGTCCAGCAATCAGACATTCGCCGTAGCGTCAACCGGTACTGATTTTGCCATCACTAGCACCGGCACAACTCACACCTTCGCCATCCCTACTGCATCAGCTACAGCCAGAGGGTTAGTGAGTACAGGTGCCCAGACGATTGCCGGGGCGAAGACGTTTACATCTACACTTACCTATCAAGTAGAGGCAGCACTTTCCCAAACGTATAAGTGTTATAATGACACGACGACAAATGGAACGCAGTTTATTTGCCAACGTGCAAGAGGAACACTCGCGGTCCCGCTATACCCGCTTGCCAGTGACGTTTTCGTGGGGCACTACGCTTATGGATGGGATCAGTCCACGGGGGCGTTTACTACTCTAAGGGGATCTTTCGCATGTACTGCTGCTGATGACTGGACGGACAGCGGGAACGGTACGCAGTGGACGTGGCAAACCACCCCCATCGACACAAAAGTTCTCGCCAACCGAATGCGACTACACGCGGACGGGGATCTGACTATCGGGGGCATCGTATCGACAGATGGACTGGTTCAGCTAGTAGGTACTAACAATCTTTTGACAGGTCTGGGCACGGCAACAAACAGGCTGCGGTTCACAGATACAGATGGCGCAACTGCTCCCAATCAGCCTATCGGTGAAATTGAGTTCTATTCTTCGGACGCTTCCCCTACGGCGGTTGGTGTCAGAGGTGTGTTTGGTGCTTACGCAGAATCAACCACTGCCGCTACTGCATTCGTCTGGGGGCTGGATGTATCAACGGGATCTCCTTCAGAGAAGATGCGGCTAAACTCTGCCGGAAAGCTGGGCATCGGAACGGGGACAACGATATCAGCTTTTGCACATATCATCGGTACGGCGGAACAGTTGCGAGTTGGCTACGATGTGAGCAACTACTACACGACAACCGTATCTTCCGCTGGGGCTATTACCTTCGATGCAGTCGGTGCTTCTGCTGGCTTCACGTTCTCGGATGCGGTGACTTTGTCGAGTACTTCTACCGCCACCGGATTACTTACAGCGACGGCAGGGGTCAAGACAACTAAAACAATTTATCAGACCACTGAAACTACGAGCACACCGGCTGCTGGTGCGGTGACAATTGACCTCACTTTGAACAACCATCAGACGCTGTCTCTGACTTCCCTGGCTGCGTTGGGCACGTCGCAAGTGACGTTCACTCCGCCAACGGGATCTTCTGCGGGCACCTTGATTGTTAAACAACACGCCAGCGCATCTAAGGACATCACGACGTGGGCAGTCACGGGAGGAACGATAAAGTGGATGGGCACTGAACCCAACTGGGTTGGTGATGCCGCTACGAATCTCAGAGTTGTGTCGTGGCGTTGGGACGGTTCAATCATGTATCTCGCGGCAACAGATGTGGGGACTTGATATGCCGACCGATAGCTACAGTTCAGGGTCAGGAAACTGGACGGTCCCGGCTGGTGTTACGTCTGTTGATATTACTTTATGGGGTGGTGGTGGTGGCGGGGGTGGTGGTGGTGATGCGGGTTCTGGTCAAGGTGCGAGCGGCGGTGGCGGCGGCGGCTACTGCCAGAAACTGGCACTGGCCGTTACACCGGGAAACACGATTGCGTACGCCGTTGGTGCCGGTGGCGCAAAAGGCGTGGCAGTTGTGGGCGATGACGGAACGGATGGCACTGCCGGGGGGAACTCCACTGTTGCAGGGGGCACATATACTGCGAATGGTGGTGCCGGGGGAATACATCTAAGCGCTGCGACAACTGCGGGCGGGACGGCATCTGGTGGGACTACCAATACGACGGGTGGGACCGGTGCCGGGAAAATCGGTAATACTGGTGGTGCCGGTGGGTCTGCTCCTTCTGGTGGTGCTGGTGGTGCCGCTAGAACCAACGGGAGTGCTCCAGGTGGCGGCGGCGGCGGCGGTTCCAAAACATTCGATGGTGGAAATGGCGCGGCTGGTCGAGTCGATTTTACATATACTGCTTCTGGCGGAGGATCGACCGGGGCAAAATTCTTTTTCAATGCCTTTTAGGTATTCGACCGATGCGGATTGTGGTATCTATAATCATTTTCGCATCGCTGTTCGCCTCAGCCGTTTCTCCGGACTACTGGCTGGGGAACATGATGGACCGCAACGAAGAGATTCGACGGGAGAATCTTAGAATCTACGAAGAGAGTGGAGAGACGCCGTACCGAGTTGTTGACCGGTTCGGAGGATCTGTTATTGAGTATCATCTGAACCGGACTGAGTAGGGTCTAGGCGGGATAGTCATGGGAAAATCAATGCTGACGGTTGTTTCCGTGCAGCCAAAGAAGCCGTTAGTACTTAATACTGGATCTTCCGAATGACAACGCATACAGCCGTGATAGGGACAGTGTCCGGGCAATCGCTGACAGCAGTGCTGTTTGCGGTGTCAGTGCCCGATACGATAGCGTACACGGCGGGGAGCGTGGTCGAGAGGACGAACGCTAAAGGGCAATACGTCGCCTCGTTCACCAACGTGGCGGCTGGGGATTACACCCTGATCGTGTCCATCGGGTCCGTCCCGGCTGCGTACGGCGGGAGGACCTTCACCGGAGTCAACGCTGAGGTGGCGACGACTACGCCAGAGATCGTGGCCCTGAAATCAGCGACCCAGTTGCAGATAGACGATATCGAGGTCGACGCTGCGGCCTCTGTGGGGTACCTGACAACGCTTGTGTCTCGTGTGACGTCAGGTGTCGCGTCCATGTGGGCTGACCTTGTGACGATGATCATCGGGGACGGGACAGCGAACGCACAATGGTCGACTAAAGCCTTGGAGCTTGCACCTGCTGGTGGTGGGGGCGGGGGCGGCGGAGACGCCACTCTAGCCAACCAAGTGCTCATCCTCGACGCGATCGACAACTACATCTCTTCCACCATAGCCTCAGTAAACGGGACCACAGGAATGTTAATCGGATTTCCAACATCACTACACATCGGTGACAGCTACACGGACTCGTCGGACAGCTCGATCCATGTCTTCATCCGAGATGCCAACGACGCCCCGATAACCGATGTCGGGGACTTCGCGTTCACGGACGCGACCTTCGCCCCGATAGTGGTTATCACCCAGTCGGGCACGGTCAGCCGGGTGCGGGCGTCGGTAACATACGTCGATCCGGGGGCGGCCGAGTCGTACCTGAAGGTACAAATCCCATCAGGCGAAACTCGGCGGGCGGCACCCGGTATCGCCACGATTCAGTGCATCCTGCGATGGGTTGACGCGGACGATAAGGTGCTGTGCCAAAAGACGATCTCCAGTCAGGCCGTCACTTGGGTTGAAATGATTTAATATTTCTTTACAGAACGATTGACAAAAAGTTTCTGTACCGCTAGAGTACCTCCGTTCCTTTTACGGAGGTGCTCTATGCAAATTTCTATTACAGTTGGACTGGACGAGCTACGCTCACTGCCCTTTGAATGGCAGAAAAAGATCCTCGCGTCGTTGGATCTTCCGGTCTCCCCGCCTGCTTACGCAGAACCTGTACCCCAGGTGGCTCAGTTTTCACAGCAAGCTCCGGTCCCAACGCCGATGCCAGCGTTTGCTCCACCAACCCAGCAGGTTCAGCAGCCACCGAAGCAACCGGTCATGCAGAACGGTGTGCCGACGTTTCTGCCAGACAAAGGCTTCGTGACCCAGCAGAGCGTAGCTCTCGACGTCCTGAGTGGCCAGCCAATCCAGCCACCGGTCCAGATGAGTCAGGCCCCGGTCATGCCTCAGTTCCAGTCGGCACCGGTTAACGTCACACCTATCGGTATCTCCGGTACCGTGATGGCGCCGATGCAGACTCCGCCGGGAGCCGCTGACCCAGCTACTGTCCGAGCCGCGGCGATTCAAGCCTTCAACCGAGGTGGACGAGAAATCGTTGCCGCCGCAGAGGCTGCCAGCGGCGTCAAGATTATGGCACTGGCCCCGGACAACGCTCACCTGTTGGCCCACGCCTTGCGGGAGCGGGGAGTTGCGGTATGAGTGGGAAACACTATCTCCTCGGCCCGTCAAGTCTACCACGCATCCTGAACTGCATCGGGTCCCTCTACGGACCTGCTGCCCCGGACCCGTCTTCTCCGGCCGCAGAAGAAGGTACGACCTGCCACAGCCTGTTGGAATTCTGTATGACCTTCGGGGTCAGTCCTCGTGACTGCCTCGGAAGTACAGACTTCAACGTGAAGTTTCCAATCACGATCGAGATGGTCGAAGGTGTTGAACTGTTTCTGGACACACTCACAAGTGTCTGCACCGAGTTCGACCTCCCATCAACAGCGGTAGTATCTGAGCAGCAGTTGGTCCATCGTAGTATTCCGAATCAGATGTTTGGCGGTACTGCGGACTGCATCGTTGCTCATGGTAATACTCTGGTCGTGATGGACCTGAAGTACGGTCACAAGCAGGTGTACGCGGACAGTGAACAGCTCACAGCCTACTCGCTGCTGGCCCTGGACTCACTCGGTGAACGGGCCAACGACATTACCAACGTCGTGCAGATCATCGTGCAGCCCCGGGGTAACCCTCAGGTCAGCCGGCACGTACTCGGACAGGCCGAACTGTTCGACGTGTGGAACAGGGTCTCTCAGGCCGCCAGCTTTGTATTGGCTAACCCTGACATGACTGAGCGGACGACGTTGGAGTACATGAAGGCCGGCGACTGGTGCAAGTACTGTCGCCGTAAAGAAGGTTGTCCTGCCCGTCAGACTCTGGTGACAGAGTTCGTTGAGCTGGGCACGTTCGTGAACCCGAATGATATGTCCTTGCTCGCATCACCAACTTCAGACCTGTCGACAGAGGTACTTATCGACTGGAAGAAGAAGTTCGATGTGATCAAGGACTTCATGAAGGGTGTGGAGACGGACCTGAAGAACCGTGCCGCCAATGGCGAAACGGTTCCGGGGTTCAAGTTAGTACTGGACTGGACCAACCGGCAGTACGTGGAGACCGATGAGGAGAAACTTCGTAAGAAGATTCCTCGGGTGTTCAAAGGTGTGATGGCGAAGGATATCATGGAGCAATCGCTGGTGTCCGTCGCCAAGCTGGAGAAGATCCTCAAGTCGAAAGACTTGTGGAAGCAGTTTAAGGACAAGTTCAACGAGCTTGTTACGACCAAACCTAAAGGTGTCAAATTGGTTGACGCCCGTTCGAGGGGTGAAGAAGTTCGCCCTGAGACAGCACTTGAGTTACTGAATGCTATGATTGAGGAAACCCCAGATGAGTAGTTTTGGCCCCCCACCCGGTGTAAACCCAGCAATGCCAACTCACAGCAGTGCCCCGCCTGCTCCGACGCACGGCAAATCGGAGGACCCGACACGCGTTGTCGTCGGCCCTCTAGTGATCAGCTACCCGAACCTGTTTATTCCTCGGCGGAAGGATTCCAAAGATCCATCCTCGCCGTTGGTGTACTCGGCGGAACTGATCTGCTTCGCGGAGAACCCAGCGTACCAGACGATCTACCAGAAGCTCATGACCGCGGCCAACATCGTGTGTCAGGACAAGTTCAAACGATCGATTGATACGCTCGAAAAGCAACCACTCCGGCCCATTAAGATCCGGCCCGGCATGGAAACACGCAACGGGTTCTTCTTCGGAGCGAACTCTAACGCACAGTACGGTGCACCGAAAGTGTACGTGGGTAACCCCGCGGTACCTGTCACTGACCCGGACGTGATCTACCCCGGTGCGATCGTCTACGTCACGGTGAAAGCCGGTGCGTACGACAGCAACGGTAACAAGGGCGTCAAGTTCTACCTGAACGGAGTTCTCAAGGCCGCCGATGGTACGCCTCTGGTGGCCCCACGAGACGGGGCTCGGGACTTTGACGGGATTATGGCTGAATTGCCGGTAACCCCTGCTCAGCAGAGCTTCCAAGCACCTCCTGCGGCTGGCTACGACCCTGCTCAGCAGCATCAGGCCCCACCAGCGGCACCTCAGATGCCTGGGTACCCGCCTCAGGGGTATGCTCAGCCACCGGTCATGCCTCCGGTGCCGGGGTACGGTATGCCACCAGGCTACGCGATGCCCCCGGGATATCCTCAGCCGTAACCAAACCGAGATGGAGCCGGGTTCGCCCGGCTCCTCTTTCCAAAGGAGAGTACTGTGGTTGAAATGATTCGTGTAAAGGTTGAGGTCGAGGTAGTCGACCATGAAGCGACCGGGAAGATAATCAGGCAATGGCGAAGATGGCACTGCCTGACCATAGCAAAGGTGGCAGACACAGCCTGCCTGTCACATTCGTACCTGTCTCAACTTGAGTCAGGCAAAACTGTATGGACCGAGTCCGTATTCGCTCGGGTAGTAAACGCTCTGCAGATCATGACAGGGGAATCGGAACCGTGCTTACGTGGCTAGTCATGGACTTTGAAAGTCGGTCTCCAGTTGACATTCGTGCTTCCTCCACAGTGAGGTACGCGAAACATCCGGAGACCGACATTCTTTGTATCGGCCTGAAGTGGAAGGACCGTCCGGCAACAGCCTTGTCTCCTAACAGAGGCAAGTTTGTTCTGGACGGTACCATCCGACCAATCGAACTGATGGAAGCGATCCGCATCGGCTGCCCGATCGTGGTCCACAATCTGTCGTTCGAGAAGAGAATGTACCGTCACATCTGTGTCGAGCGGTGGGGTTGGCCGGAGATCCCGGACTCACAGTGGCGAGACACAGCCGCCATCTGTCGGTACTACGCGGTGCCGGCGAGTCTGAAGATGGCCGCACAAGCGATGGAGTTGGACAGCAAGAAGGACATGGAGGGCAACCGTGTCATGCTCCAGCTTGCAAAACCCCGTAAGCCCCGGAAGGCTGAGGTTACGGAATGGCTACAGTTACACACAAGTACCGACAACATGCCAACGCTGTGGTGGGAGGACGAAGCCAAGCTGGACCGCGTCGTCGAGTACTGCAAGGACGACCTGTATGCACAAGAGGCCCTCTACATCAAGCTCGGTGATCTTCCCCATGAACGCTACGCTGAGTGGCAGTTCGACGATATGGTCAACGAACGTGGCGTACCCGTCGACTGGGGGGCATTGGTTGAGGCCAGTCGTCTGATCGAACAATCGATGGGTAACTATGATCGTGAACTTCGTGAGATCACTGCAACGCCTGCGTTCCCGGACGGCATGGTCACTGCTGTGACCCAACGTAAGAAGGTGTTGGACTTCTGCGAGCTGCAAGGCTGGTCGATGCTGTCGACAAATAAGGAATCGGTTGAGGACGCGTTGGCATCACCGAAGCTGCCGGACAGGGTGCGAAGGGTCCTGTCAATCGTCCAGTCCGCAGGTAAGACCTCGCTCGGTAAGGTCGAGACTATGATCGACCTGACGGATGATGACTCACGTATCCGGGACAGCCTGGCGTGGCATGGTGCTGCGACCGGTCGTAAAGCCGGCCGCGGGATGCAGCCCCAGAACTTCCCGAGAGAAGTACTCGGTGACAAAGAGACTGAGGTCTTCCATGAGATCCTCGCTGGTCAGGACTCGTTCATGCACGCGGAATCATTCGCTGCGTTCCAGGACATATCAGTGCCTGACCTGGTGTCAGCGGCCCTGCGATCATTCATAAAGGCAGACGACGGTAAGCTCCTGTTCGTCTCCGACTTCTCCAATATCGAGACTCGTAACCTCGCCTGGGTAGCTAACTGTCGGTTGCTGAACGAAGCCTTCAGTACAGGCAAGTGTCCATACCGTCAGTTCGCCAGTCGTGTGTACAACATCCGGGCGGAGGACATCGCCAAGGGATCGCAGGAGAGACAACTGGGCAAGGTGGCTGTGCTTGGTCTGGGCTACGGCATGGGTGCCCAGAAGTTTAAGGACACAGCCGGGGCCCCACCTTACAACATCGATCTGCCAGAGGAGCGGGCCAAGGAGATCGTCAAGCTGTACCGTGAGACGTACCCTGAGGTGCCGAAATTCTGGAAGGCGTGCGAAGACGCGTTCGTCAAGGCGATCAACGAGAAGTCCAGCGTACCAGTTGGCCGGATAGCGTTCGGGTCCAACGGCGATTGGGGCTGGATCGTTCTGCCTTCTGGCCGAGCTATCTGGATGAAAGACCCTCGGGTTGGTCGCGTACCCGACAGATGGCGAGAGGGTAAGACCCGTCTCGAAATCTCGTACATGGGAGTCGACAGTAAAACAAAGCAGTGGGTCCGCCGGTCTACATATGGCGGTTCCCTGGTAGAATCAATCTGCCAGGCCGTCGCGGCGGACCTACTGCAGGAGGCAATGCACCGACTGGAGGCCAACGGGTACCCCGTGATCCTGTCAGTGCATGACGAAACGGTGTGTCATGCCCCAGCTCATCTCAGTGTTGAGAAGTTCGATGCGTTGATGAAGGCCCGACCTAAGTGGGCGTTAGACTTACCGGTTGAATGTGAAAGCCACGCAAGCAGGAGGTATGGGAAGTGAAGTACTATTGGGGGTCCAAGATTGAAGTCACAGAAGGTGTCCGCGGTTTCTGCGGGGACCGTAGTTTCAGAGTGGTGGTTGAGGCCGACGTACACTCAGACGATGAAAGCCTTGAAGTCACACTGTCGCTGGGTGAGGATGAGCTTCGTAAGTTGATGAAACAGATTCAGGATGTACTGGAGGCAGACAGATGAGATACCGGCAGACACCAAACGGTTGCTTAATACCGATCGATGAAGTCACAGAGCCACCAAAGCACGCAGCGTGGGCCGGGACCCAGACGGACGCCACGAAAGAAGAGATCGATGCTCACCTTCAGGCGATGTACCGTACTTGCGGGTTTCACCGGGTCGGAGGCCGATGCTGGGGCAGCCCAACACCTGACCCGAAAGCAGTCTTCAACCAGTTCGCCAAGTTCATGTACGGCGACGATTGGTTCTTCAACGGTGAGGAGTACTGCTAGTGGCTGGACCCGAGAAACGAATTGAATCCGCCTTCGCCAAGTGGTGCCGTGACAGCGGCATGTTCTGCCTCAAGCTATCCGCCCAGGGTGTGACCGGTTTTCCTGACCGGTCCATCATCCTGCCCGGCGGTAAGCTGGTGTGTGTCGAGTTCAAAAGTCCAACAGGTAAGACGTCCAAAGTGCAGGACCAGCGGATCTCGGCACTGCGGTTGCTTGGTGTACCTGTGCTGGTCACGAGTGTGTTGGCCGAAGCGAAAGATTTTGTGAGAGGGTTTATTGATGCAAGCCGTAGCTGATAAGGTCTGGACTCCACATGGGTACCAGAACTCCGGGGTCCAGTTCCTCCACGAGAGGACCAGCCTTAACCCCGAGGGTAAAGGCGGGGCCGGACTTCTATGGGACTGCGGGCTCGGCAAGTCCACGACCTGTCTGGAGTGGATGAGTCAGATGAAAGAGTTCGGCCTCGCAAACCGCTTTCTCATCGTGGCCCCACTCCGTGTTGTCACCAACGTGTGGCCCCGGGAAATCGTCGAGTGGTCTAACTTCAGGTCGCTGTCCTTCTCAGTGATACATGGCAGTGCGATTGTACGTCGTAAGAGAATGGCAACGCCGGCCAACATCCACATCATCAACCGGGAGGGCATCCCGTGGTTAGCCAAACAACTCGAAGGTCGTAAGACCCTCCCGTGGCAGGGCATCATCATCGACGAGTCCACGTCGTTTAAGAACTGGTCTGCGGCTAGGTCGAAAGCCCTGCGTAAGATCATCCCACGCATACCGTACCGCGTCATCCTGACAGGCACGCCGACGCCGAATACTCTGGCTGACCTGTACCCCCAGGTATGGCTGCTCGATGAGGGGCAATCCCTCGGTGAAAACATTACTAAGTTCAGGGCCAACAACTGTGCTCAGGTTGGCGAACGTCAGATGAACAAGTTCGAGGTGAGGAAAGACCGAGAGGCTACCATCCACGACTCGGTGAAGCATCTGGTCCTGCGGCTCGACGCGAAGGATCATCTCGACATGCCGGAGCTGGTCTACAACACGATCCGGTGCGACCTGCCTTCTAAGGCAATGGCTGAATACAAATCGATGGAGGAGCAACTCTTCGTGGCCCTCGCAGACGGGTCCAGCCGCGGTGCGGTGAATGCTGGTGCCAAGTACAACGCCTGTCGACAGATCGCCAACGGTGGGATCTATGACGAGCAGCACACCGGGCACCACCTGCACGACGCAAAGGTGGACGCGTTACATGAACTGATTGAGGAGCTGCAGGGCAAGCCGGTTCTCATCGCGTACCAGTTCGGCCACGACCTTGAGCGTATCCGCAAAAGGTTCCCGAAGATCCAGGCGATTCATGGCGGCATGAGGACCGCTGAGGTGGATCGGCTGATAGCCGACTGGAACGGTGGGTGTCTCAGTGGGACACACTTGGCCGTCCAGCCACAGGCCCTGAGTCATGGAGTGAATCTCCAGGAGGGACCGGGAAGAAACATCTTCTGGTTTGGCCCCTCAGATAACCTCGACACGGTCTACCAGTTCGACCGACGCATTTACCGCCAGGGTGTCGGGTCCACTGTCGTGGTGCATCGGGCGTCCTGTAATGACACGCTCGATGAGTTGGTCTGGGAGAAGATCAACAACAAGGAGGAGGTCCAGTCGAACCTTCTTGAGGTACTACGTCAGTACGCGAAGACGAAGATGTCAAAGCGGGGTTAGACGTACTCATCGCCCCTCAACACGCCTTCAAACAGACGCCGGCCCCGGCTGAATATCAGTCGGGTCTTGTACCCGTCGAGGCTATCCTCGCTGTCAGAGGACGTCCAGAACGGGTTCTTCCTCGGGTTGTAGGTCAACTCTCGAACAGGCTCGTATTCGTCACCGACGCCAGCCCCAGCTTTGACGTACTCGCAGTCGACCCAGGCACACACGGTCTTATCCGCCCCATCGAAGATCTTATTGGCCGTCGCCTTCTGGTTCCTCAGCCTACAGTTTATCAACCGTAAGCCGATCCGGGACGGGTCCGCGTAGAACGGTATCTCGTTCGGCTCTGTAGGTATCCAAACTTTCCACTTCCCGAAGTTCTTACCGAGACCCAGGTGGAATCTTACTCGTAGCATGGCACCCTCCAAAAAAGTTTAGTGAACACAATGCTGGTCCTCCGCAGAGGACCAGCGTTACAGTCACTTCAGGTAGTCCTCGGGGTAGAATGGCGTACCGTCCGGCAGATAGACGTGGTCCCCGTCCCAGCTACCACACTCACGCTCGCCGAACAGGCATGAGGCGAGCTGTTCCTTGATCTCGCCTTCACCCCTGAACTCACACTTCAAGGGCCAGGGAATCGTATCGATGTCTCCAGCCGGGTAGTGGTAGATCAACACGTCCTGACCAATCTCAAGTTGGCCACCGCTGCTTGTCAGATGACAGTTATTCATAGATCCAGGTCCTCACACTTAGCAGAATAGATTGGCCCACCATCTGTCGGGGCAACCTGTATCGTGGCAGCACCGAGGATACAGACACATCCGACAACGTTTACCATCTGGTCCTGTGACTTGTCGTACACAGGGGCCTGAACCAGCTTGTGAAACTGGCGGAGGACAGACTGCATACGAGTCTGCCATGACAATTGAGCAGGGGACTGAGGGGGTTGTTCACTCGGCATCGCGTTCTCCCAGATTCTTAAAACCAGTTGGATATTCAGGCGGATACATCTCACGCCCCTCTTCTTCGATGTTGGTCCATGCCGGCCGCATGACGGCGAACATGTACTTTCCATGTGACTCCGGAATGTAGATCGGCGCCGTGTAGTACGGCAGAAGCTGGTCGCCCCAGACTTCTGTCTGGACCATCCACTTACCACCTCGGTCCCGGCGGGACAGCTTCACCTGATGACGGTAGCGTGTCCCGTCTGCTGCAATGGTAGACCAGATGTTCCGCCACTGTCTCGGATCAGCTTCGATTCGACTTGCCATTGTTCATCCTTTCGTAAGCGTTGTGTAATTCTTTGGAGTACGTGTCATGCCACTTCTTCTCATCCTTCGCGATCATAGCCATCGCAAAGATGTAGAGGCCGACCAGTACGAGTGCCGCAAATGCCATGATGGCCAGCGGGTGCGTCGTCTGCACAAGGTCTGTCACTGAGCAGAGCATGGGTGGTCCTTCTCAAGCGGGTCAAAAATGTTAGCACACAGAATACATTTCAGCTTTCTGAAGCCGAGAATCCAGTGAACCATTCCGCATTCACAAACTGGACAGTGCCGCTTTCCCGGCGGCTCGGGGGACTGAGTGCACTCATGACTTTTCATGCCGCACCCTTTGCACCGGCTCGTCTCGTCACAAACAGGCCGGTCACCTCCACAGAACTTACAGTGGACTGTTATCACGATTCATCTCCTAACAAGTGAAGTAAGCACACGAAAGAGAGGCTCCGCAAAGCCCCTCCATCCAATGTTTACGACAGTTCAGATACTTCAGCAACCGGGGCACTTTCGAACAGTTCCCGGACCCGCTCGTCAGTAATCGCGGGGTTCCACCCGACGTAGGTTGCATTGAGAGGCACAAGGTCACCCATGTGAAGCATCTCGATCGGTACCTCTGCTTCAAGCTCGGTGTCCTCGTACCCGAAGTGGTGACGGGCAAACCCCTCGGAGACCGGGACGTTCCGTGAGCTGCGTTCTGACCGATTCCCAGACGTGGCGAAGTACGTACTGTCCGGAAGACCAAACAGCCGGCAGTGGTCCAACGCCTTCAGACCGTGGTAAGTGATATCCGGAATAACCAAATTGATTTTGAACATGTCATCCCTCTCAAAACTCGTAGCTAAGTAAACACAATGCTGACCCACCGCAGTGGGCCAGCGTTACGATCACTCAAACTCAGGACCCACGCAGTACAGGTTCACAAGCTGTTCCGCCTGATCCATCGGTACTGGTCGGCGGGCACCGTCGAACCAGTCCTTGTACCAGTAGTAGCACCCGGTCAGCTCATCGCCTGTGAACTCAAAGTCAAACCCGTCTGATGGGCCACCCCACGATAGCAGGACGGTGTACTTCATGACTTTGTCGACAGACAGCACGTCTTCCAGTTCACGGTCCCTGTGACGCTCACGGAGGGCGTCAATCAGGTCATCTGACGAATGGTCCGCTGGATCAATGTCGAGGTCAGACGCCCAACTCTGGATGTCCTCGTCGGACATGTCGTCCCAATCGGGTAACAGATTCTCAAGTGTGCCGATCAGTCGGCTGTTGATCAGCTCTTCACACGTTTTCTGTTCAGTCATCACTAACCCTCCAAAAGTGTTTAAGAGAACACGAGCGACAGGCCCCGCAAGGCCCGTCTGTCACACCCTCTCAATCGCTCGGCACCTGCACTAGAATATGTATCTGCGGACTTGGTTGATGTCGGCTTTCAGAGTCTCCCTCCGGGTACAAAGCTCCGCGAGTTCCTGTTCGTAGTCATCACTGTCCTCGTCAAGTTCACTCGACTGGTCATCCAGCTCTGACAGTTCGCCCTCCAGCTCAGACAGAAGATCCTCCCGGGATTCTTCAAGGTCTCGGGTTTCGTACTCTTCGCCACGAACCTCGATAAAGTCCTCCCCATCAACCCAGTCGTTCCGGCCGCACCGGTACGCCACCGGGTCCATCGTCTTCAGGACGAACGATGGCATCATACAGCTAAACGGCCCACCGACAGACTCGAACGAGTAACCCTCGTCAAGCATATCGTCGTACATCTCGTCCGTGTCGATGGCATCGCATTCTGCTTCGACACGGTCCAGCAACTCTTCAATTTTGTCGTCTTTCACAACCCACCTCCGGTCAAAAGAAGAACCGCCCGGCAGCGAGGGACGTATCCTCGATTGCCACCGGGCGGTTTAGATAATTCTGTTGTGCGTGAAGGTCGCCACCGTAAGTCTACATGGTCGTTTCCCCTTTCGTGAACCTTAACACCGGGTCAACCAATCGGAATGGCTGACGTAGTGTTCAGGTCGGTAAAGAAACTCTCTCGACAGGTCTTTGATCTCAGGTCAGTTTACAAATCAACCACAGAAAGACAAGTACAACCTGCCTTCGTGCATGTACAGATTCCCAGAGAAGCGACCGCTGCCGGCGTCCCTCTCGTACTGCTCCCAGTTGATTTCGTTCTCATCATCATCCCAACAGCCTGACTCCAGCTCACGGTAGTCACCCGCCGCGGACTGGATGATCAACGCCTTCGTCTCGACGTCGGTCCAGGCATCGATCTCTTCGTCGTCCCAGGCTCCCCACGTTCGGATGTAGTCCTTGGCCTCCTGAATCTCTTCAGGTGTCAGGGTGATCTTGTCCGAGTTGTCCAGAGCGTTGTTCCATGTGATCTTGCCAGCGTCTGGACCCAGCTCAGCCACTGAGGCTGAGTATCTTGGGGCGTAGTCCTCCAGCAAGAATGACACGTCGATCTCAAGCATTTGGTTCCTCCCTTCAAAACCTGTTAAGCACACGATCGACGAGCCTCGCAAGGCCCGTCTGTCACAAGCTCAACCGTTCGGCTCATCACTAAAGGACAGTTGACGAAGGTCTCGACCAACAATAGCCGTCAGGTTCCGCAGGTCTCGATCCGTCATCTTGTACCCAATCTCGGCGGCCATACCCCGGAGAATCTTCGCCAGGACGCTTGTGGCGTTCCGTACGTCGGACTTGTACTCAACCGGGCCTTTCCGTTGACCGAAGGGGACCCCCGCTTCCTTCAACGCCTGTTTGACCGTTACGATGGACAGGTTGAAGCCGGTATCCGCCTTCACAGCAGCCTGGATATCAGGCAGAGGGAGGTACAGTACCTCCACTTTCGTAGTTGGCCGCTCGATCCAGTTCATGAGTGCTTTCATGGACTGAAAGGTCGGCCGGTCTGATGATAGTCTCACGTAGATTCTCCTCTAAACCAAATGATCTGTTAAGCACACGATCGGTAGCCACCGCAGTGGCCACCTGTCACAAGCTCAACGCTCCGGACCTGCTATTCTATTAAGAACTCATCGGCGTCATCCGTATCGAACGGGTAGTCACCATCCAGCAGATCCACCAACCAACCCTCGAACACTGCAACCACGGAAATACTTTCGTCCGGGTAGAGTTTGGCCAGAGCCAGAGCGGCGTCCATAGGTGATTCACCCTCGAAGTGACCGACGTAACGCAGCCACGTTGTGGTGTAGACTCCAACGATTGTGTACTTCATTCCTGATCGTCCTCGTACTGCTGAAGGGATTCCTCAATCCAGCACCGAGGCACCACAGCGAACCAGCAGGCATCGGTACACTGATACGTATGGAAGGTGATGAACTTGTCTTCCATCGCTTTCGAGATGGACCCGATGCACTGGTATGTTTCAGCCAGTACCATCGCTCGCACGTCCTCAACCCCACAGTCAAGCTCCTCAGCAATGACTTTCACCTCATGCTGATTCTCGACTTCTTCGATGGCGTAACCGGCCACACAGCAGCCCTGCCCAACCGGTATCGTTGTGAACCGGTGGCCTGGCTCCATGTCGAATGACCACACATCAAACGCATCACGCAGGTACTCTACCTGCTCGTCTGTGATGCCTGGGAACTGCTCACGAGCATATTCCTCCAGCTTGTCCTTTGACCACCGGTCCTCCATCACACAATGAGTGTAGGCATCACCCGCGTCACTGTGCTTCTCCTCATACTCCAGGTAAGCCTCATCACACTTGGTGAGGTATTCACTGAACGCCTTCTGTAATTCTTCAGTAACCATTTGACCCTCCTGTTCGGTTTGAATGAACACAACGGTCCCCCGCCGCAGCGGGAGAACCTTGTAACCACTCAGGCCGGCGAACCATCTTCCTCGAACTCATACTCGTTGGCGATTAGGTTTTCGTCAATCGCCTCGTCAGTCATGTACCAGTCGTACGTCTTCTCAAGTTGCTGGTACAACCAGTCGGCGAGCCAACGCAGGTTGTTCTCAACAACTTCTTCACGACCACGGTCCTCCATTGGCTCCCACTCGCCCTCCGAATTCTCAAACTCGTTGAACTCAAACCGCATGGTGTGAGAGTGTGAGTATCGACCAGTGGTTGTGATGTCCACACGGCACGTTGCGTTGTACGGTTGGACAAAGTCCACGAACAGACATGCAGCGATGTTGTGCAGGTCCTCATCCAACGGTGCGTGCTCTTTGATCTTCTCAACCATGTCCAGCTCGCCACGGAACTCACCAGCAAAACTGGCTCCGTCACCCTGTGAACTGAAACCACTGAAGGCGATTTCCGGCTTCTGTATGGTCCCACCACCCATCAGTCGTACCGTGCTGGTCTTCAGCTCGATACCGAGGATCTTACAGATGGTCTGGAAGTCATCGAATGTGCAGTCCCACCATTCATCAAACGGGTAGTCATCATGACTGTACCACTCACGGGCCTTCTCCTTGGCCTCGTCACTCAATTCCTCGAACTTGTAAACCTTGGTCACTTTATCCCTGGGCATGTTTATCTCCTTTCTGAGAGAACACGATCGACGAGCCCCGCAAGGCTCGTCTGTCACATCCACTCAACGCACCGGACCTGCTATTCACATTCATATACAAGTTCATCAGTCGCAACGGACCAGATGTTGTAAGGTGCCTTCCCCTCCTCAAACCAGTCAGCCGCCAGACAGTACGTCTTCGGCCCATCAGGACAGAACGTGTCCAGGTTACCAGCACCCGGCACACATGGCGAGCAGAACTGTGCTCTGGTGTAGACTGGTGATTTGAAGACCCACAGGTTGTTGTCCGATGTGGTCTGAACGGTCAGACCTTCGAATTCATAGGCATACGGGCCAGACTCATCACGTTCCCAGTCCTGATCCTGCATGACGTTGTCCGCCATGTCAGACAGGTCATCATCGTCAGGCTTGAGACCCAGGTTCTCCATGACATGCCTGAAGCCCTTCTGAAGGCTGTCCTTCAACTCTTCAATAGCCGCTGTGTACCCAACGTCCTCACCGTGAGTGTACACATCATCCATAGCGTAGCAGTTGACGCTGTGCTGACTGATGATACCGTACCGGATACCAGTCTCCGCGTCTCGGTTGACCGGGCTGCTCGGCCCCGAGTAATCAATACCCGGATCGTTCGATTTCTTCATCGCCTTCTCCTGTTACAAAACTGAAAGTACACGAAAGAGAGGCTCCGCAAAGCCCCTCCATCCAGCACTTCAAACCTTTACCCGGTCGAGCCATTCAATCAGCTCGGTGGTGTTCATCTTCCAATTAAAGTGAGCACCCTCATTTGTGTGATGCACCTCCATGTCCATGACGTTGAATGCACAGCCCTTGAGGCTTTCTTCGTCAACGGTATCGAGTTTGGCAATCAGGTCTGCCATCCACTCTTCTACACGCAGGACGCAGTCCCCACAACCACACAGATCAACGTCCATGCCCCAGTTCTTACACCATCGCTGGTAAGGCTCCACAGGGTCGCCATAGAACTCATTCATGTGAGACTCTAATGCACTCTCACACTCTCGACGGAAGTCAGTACAGGCCCATAGCGACCATGATTCATCTTCCAGCTCAGTCTCACGTCTGCCCAGGTCTTCGTCACACAACACAGGATAGTCCTGCAAGGCCCCAGCATAGTCATACGCTGTGTCAAAGGCTTTCGCGTCTGATGGGTCGATGATAATGATCTCGAACCATCCAGGACCCCAGTGGCCAAACCTGTGAACCTCTACGGTTTCGCCTTCCCCACCAAGTGCCTCAAGGAACATGGCGAAGTTCGACTGCTCAAGGCAGCCTGAGTCTCTCGTCCGCATTACCGGCATGACGAGCCAGTCCTCCCGTTCAATATCGATGTTGCCATCGAATTGTGTAGGGGACCAGTCTGCATAACGCTGAAAGTCCATTTGGTTACTCCTAAGGAAGTCCGTCGTCACCGACCCAACCATTGGCTCGGGGGTCATCACTATGTGGATCGTTCCACACATGCCAGATCTCGTCCGCTTCTTCTTCGATCTGATCAATTGCTGAATTGATTGACTTTACTGTGACCTCAGTCCACAAAAACTCGTGGGTCTGACAATCACAGTCCGCACCTTCTACGATACTGCCGATAGCAATACCCCGGGGTGTCTCCCGAATCCAGGCACCACACATAGTTGCTTTGTACAACCGGCGTGCCGCCAGTTCCCAGTCAATAGGCTCACCCATTGGTAGTTCGAAGAACTTACGGACAGCATCACTGCCCCGCACAATGTCGTCTTCGTCCATTTGGTTACTCCTCAACAAGCGGAATTGCTTGAGCGAGCCTCACCTCGGTGGGGCTCTGTCCAACAATCGCACCGGACCTGCTATTCAATATCACCATTCTCAATGGCTTCGCCTTCTGTAGTGTCAATGCAGAAAGCAATACACCAGCGGCAGGTGGTCGCTGTGTCGTCTTCGTGACCTGTGAGATTATCACCACAGGCTTCACAAGTAGGCCGTATCGCAAACACCTCAGCAATGAACTGAGCGACACGGAAAGCGTCAGCCCGGCCTTCTACCTCACTAGGCATATACCACTTACCATTTGCGTCCCAAGCAGCAATCTCGGCTGTCTGAGAGCCTTCTGCACCGCACAGGGTATTCTCTGAGTACGGCCGGCTGTAGTTATCACAGTAGTTGCCTGAGCCCCACTGGACGCTCACGGTCCAACCGTTCTCGAACGTGATATGGAAACCCTTACCATCAGTGATCTTGAACACTCGACACCTCCACTTCAATTGTACTGTCATCCACGATTTGCTGCTGTACCTCACAAAGCTCCAGTATCATAAGGCGGAGCCGGTCATTCCGCCTTCTATGGCATGACCCACAGAGGCAGACAGGCTGGCCAAATACCTTAAAGACTGATGCTGGTTCGTTACACCATTCACAGGTTCGAAGCATTGGACTGCCCTTTCACCATGTCTCGAACGCCTTCTGCATCAATCGGGCAGAAGTCATTACCAGGGAGCCGGATGAAGCACGTACCGTTATTAGATATCTGGTACACGCGAATCCTCCGCCAACCACGATGTTCTCTGATCTTTACCATGTAGTCTGTGGGAGCACCACATCGTCTGGTGTACCCATATGAGTCCATACAACGCAGAACCTGGTACTGCGTGACGGGAGACAGCTTTGCCGCCTCCACCTCGAATAGACTTACGTTTCTCATCACTCACCTCCGCTGGGTTTGGAAACACCATCGACACAGCACCAATCGCTGTCGACCTGCCATTCTACTTCCGCCTTCTTACTTATTAGCTCCCGGGGGACTTAGTCCTATAAATATGTCTTAGTTTATACTTTAAAAGGCAGGAAACCGACGATAACCAGCATATCCAGACCGATTGACGGTCGATACACTTGGCAGCCCTGGCTCATGTCGAGTCAGGGACACAAACCACATGAAAGGAACAAACCATGCGACATTCTACAACCCCGTTTGAACGTCTTACCGACTCCCAGGCACTTGCCATTATTATCGCAGTACGGGAAAACGGACACAAACCATTCGCAAACGTCACAGGATCGAGCCAGGCAGCTTGCCACATGTTCCCCAACACAAACACCGCGGAAGACGACAAACCCGCCGCAGACGCCGAACCAGGGGCCCCCACAACCGCAACCGTCCTGCCTTGCGAAGCGTACGCGATACGGCAGGAGGACATCTATTACCAGGTCCGATGGCTGTTGATGTCCGATGAATCACCAATCTGTAAAGAACTCAGGGATTGTACTGCAGACATGCAGGCACATGACCGTGACGATATGCGGCAGGATCTTTGCCTGCAGCATTGGAGACGAGCAGTCGCTGCAGAATACCGGGGAATCCGGAAGTATTCCGTTGGCAAATGGATCATCGGAGACGTTCGACGATGGATCGGCAGGAACGTAGGGAAATCAGAACTGACAGCAAACCCAAACCCGCTAACCGCGGAGGAACTTAGAACTCTAAGTCTACAAAGCAGGTCGGCAACGATTGACAAGGAACTAGCGAACGAGATGGCATCCAGCCTGGCAGCTTTGGCAAAAGCCAAACCACCAGCACCCCTGGTTTCGTTCACCTGGTAGTTTGATTGGTTCAATTCGACCGGCAGACAGTCTGCCGGTCATTCCTCAGAAGTATGGTCGAAAGGTATTACAATGAATTTTGATATCGTCGCGAAAATTGCGGAACTGGTGGCCCTGGGCGTCCCGGCTGACGTGGCTGGGCAGATTGCAGGGCAGCAGATGCTCCAGCTACAGCAAGAACTCTCAGCAGTACAAGAACAGTCCAGGAAGGAAATCCAAGCTAAGACGGACGAACAATTAGGAGTAAAGACTTTCCTGGGAAAACGCATCCAAAACATGAAAGGTGACAGACCTACGAAGTATTCCAAGGCAATGGAAAACGGACTGGCAGTTGAGCCCGCGAATCGGGGGCTAGACTCCAATGGCAAGGCAGTATTGTGGCCACCACAATTTTGGCTCTTCGCGAGCCAGGCGAAGCCGCTTAACTTTACCCAGGCGGAATCGGCCACCCTGCTGGCAGTCATCGAAGGCGCAGGTGTCGAACGGTTCATTGATGCTCTTAAAGCATGTGCATCACCTGAGGCAATCAAAGCTTACCAGGCCGACCGGAAGGCCCTGGAGACATCCGGAGAGATCCTGAGCCGGACAAAGTAAGCCCAACGCACCTCGATCAATCTCCAGCCGGCCAGGGTAACACCTGGCCGGCTGTTTTCGTTGATGGATTGTAGGGCAAAAACGAGGTGATCCGGCGCAGCTGCGCAGCCTCACATAGGGTGACCCATCACAGCTCGACCATGTGGCCCCGTCAGCATAGGATGAGCACATCATGCAGGATGTTGAGCCGGACAAGGTAAGCAAACTGCAGACGGGGTGAGGGATGGCTGCAATGATGCAGGACGGGGGCAGGACGGAGGCAGGACGGGCTGTAAACTTTCTTACATTCTCACCTTGCAGACGCACCGGTAAGAAAGTTTACCATGCGTCACCGTTCGGCCAATTCCAGGATGAGGCAAAAAGCCTGTAAATTCGGCTGTTTTCGGCTCGACCGGTGAAAATCCAGCCTCGACCAGGGAAGTTTGAGCCGGAAGAAGACCGGGTAGTCATGGTCCTTACAGTGGTCCTATGCGCCTTTGTCTTCTCCC